GGTAGGGAGTTGAGCTTTGACGATTTATTCGCTCCTGAGCCAACGACGACTGTAACAAGTCCCTCCACCCCTGAGCCGACGCCCCAACCACAAGTTGTGTCGCAGCCTGAACCTGCTCCGGTAGCCGCTCCGCAGCCCCCAAGCTTCGAGCCTATCCGCGCTGGCAACACGGTCTACAACTCTCGGGAAGAACTAGAACGTGGAATGTCCGTCAAGGACTCCACCATTGAGCAACTCCGTCAGTTTGCAATCGAGCGCACGGGCATTGACCCGCTCAAGAAAGCGAACCAACCGCAGTATCTGCCGCAACAGCCGCAGATGCCGCAGGGCTATTACGACAATCCGGAGAGATATCTCCAAGACCTCGTAAAAGGCGCAGAGTCTGACCCTCGTTTGTACGTCAACGCACAAGCAGGACTCATCGACGAACGCGTCGCCCAAGTACTCTCCCCATTCGCGCCTATCCTCGCAAGGGTAGCGCGAGAGGAAGCCGTCAAGTCAGTTTCCCATGAACTCAAGGACTTCTCGCAAGTGCAGTCCTCCGAACACTGGAACGCTGTCATGACCGAGCTTCCGGACCTAAAGCAAGCCATCGAAGGCGCTGAGGGCAACCCTCAGTTCCAAGACCGCTTGCCGGGGTTGTACAAGGTCGCTTACTTTGCCGCTCGTGGACGCCAGTTGCCCGAACTGCTGAAGCAGGCCCAAGCCCCTGCTCCTCAGCCTCCCCAACAGGCGCGACCAACCCTGCAGGCGAGTGCCACCACTCCTCCTATGCAACAGGCCACTGCTCCGGACATTCGAACCCCCGAAGGCCGGAAAGCCCTGATTGCCCAGATGGAACAAAACGGCATTCTCGACCGCAGGTTCTAAGCCCCTCTTGGGAAAACCCCCCTATTCCTAACGAGGAAGAATGTTTAATAAATTTCTTATTCTTTTCGGGTTGGGTGCGGATGTCGTCACGGTAACTTCAGGAACCGTGGGTGTCGCGGGTAACGTATCCGCCGACCTCATCACCTACATGTCAGCCAAACTGCTTGAGGTTGCGGAACTCCGCACCATCCTCGACCAGTTCGGTGAGAAGGCCCCGCTCCCGGGCAACAGCTCTTTGACGATTCGTTTCGTTCGTCAGGAGAAGTTGGCTGTAGCGGTCTCCCCCACTCAACTCTCGCAGGGTATCGCCCCAGATGCACAGGGCATCACCCTTAACCAGTTTGAAGCGACTGCAGAGCAGTACGGCAACGTGCTGCGTATCGCAGACCTCGCTGAACTGACGGCTCGCCACGACGTTGTCGCTCGCAGCATGTACATGCTCGGGCTGCAGGCGGCTGAAACCTACGACCAGCTCATCTTCAACGTGCTGGACGCTGCGACCAACACCTACCGCCCCAACAACCGTACCGTTGATACCGGTCTGCTCGCGTCGGACACTCTGTCCTACAACGACCTTATCGAAATCAACGCGCTGTTGCAGGACGTGGGTGCAAGCACGATGGACAACGGTAACTTTGTCCTCGTGGTGGCTCCGCAGGTTCACGCGGCAATGCTGAAGGACCCCGATTTCAAGGAAGCGTCGAAGTACGCGCAGCCTGAGAAACTCTTCAAGGGTCAGGTGGGTGTGCTCGGTGGAATGAACCTGATTGTCTCGAACGCTCAGGCCTTCACGACCCCGACTGCACAGACCACGACTGGCTTCGCGGACAAAGTCTACAGCTCGTTTGCTGTGGCCAAGTTCGCCTACCAGATTACTGACCTGCAGGGTCTTCAGTTCTACACGGTGGCTCCGGGCGGTCACACTGACCCGCTCCAGCAGTCCCGTAAGATGGGTTGGAAGTTCGCTTTCAAGTCCCTCATCACGAACCAGAACTGGATTCGCCGCGTCCGTACGGCTGGCCTGAACTCCAAGACCTTCTAAGAATGACGAGGGGAGCTAGCCTCCCCTCAAGGTCTCCAAGGACTCTATGGCTAAAACTGAAACCGTTGCAACTCAAGCTGTTCCCGAGATGGAGTACGTTGAGATTCCCTCTCATGATTTGTTCGATAAGCCCTTCGATGGGATTTGGAACAACCACACTCACTACGCCCCGGGCGTGCACCTCGTCGAAAAGGTCGAGGCCAGCTACCTCAGGGAACGTCTGAAGATTTGGCAGGCTGAGCAGATTCGCCAGCTCCGTCCGAACGCAGACCCGCGTGTGGCGGCAGCCTTGAAACCGAATGCAACTTAACGAACTGATTACGCTCGCGAAAAGCAAAGCAACTGAGGCGGGGTTGGACCCCGCCTTGGTATGCGCAATTGTGGAACAGGAATCTGCGTGGAACCCTTGGGCAATACGCTACGAGCCTGCTTTCCAGAAGAAATACATCGACCCCATGCCTATCAAGCAGACCGACAAGGTCGCTCGCTCGATTAGCTGGGGACTGTGTCAAGTCATGGGGCAAGTGGCCAGAGAAGCTGGCTTTGAAGGCGACTACGCTTCCCTCTGTGACCCTGAAGTCGGCCTGACCATCGGCTGCAAAGTTTTCAAAAAGAAACTCGCCCTCGCCAAAGGAGACATCAAGAAAGCTCTCCTTTACTGGAACGGGGGCTCTCGCCCGGAGTATGTGGACGAGGTCCTAGCCCGCGTGGAGAAATATGGCGTTTAGCATTGCAGATTTATTCGGAGGTTCGCTCACCAAGGGCGTCGGGGAAATCATCTCGAAGTTCAAGGTGGACCCCACGGTCAAGGCGCAGCTTGAGGCTGCAGTTCAAGAGAACGCGCATGAGCTCGCCCTCAAAGAAGCCGAACTCAACGCGAAGCTCTTAGACCTGCAAGGCAGAGAGCTGGACATCGCAGGGCAGAACATTCGCGCCGAGACCCAGAGCGAAGACAACTATACCAAACGCGCCCGACCCACCTTCCTCTACATCATGGAGTTGATTCTGGTGTGGAACTACATCGCCGTGCCTCTCCTAGGCAAGGTGCCCATCGAGTTCCCAGAAGCTCTGTTCTGGATGTTCGGGAGCTGTATGCTGGGCTACACCGGCGCTCGCACGTGGGAGAAGTTTGCAGGAGCACCTAAGGCTAAACAATAATGTCAACTACAGTCGGCCAAATCATCAGTGCGGTATCGCAGGATGTACGGGGACTCCTCGGAACGACCGGCGGCGACCAAACAATTCTACTCGACTATGTCAACCGCACCCATCAGGATTTGCTTCGGCAGACCAGATGGGTGTTTTTGAAGAGTGGGGTCCAGAGCTTCACGACCAGCTCAGGAGTCTACAAGTACTGGATTGGCCAAACCGGCAGCAACCCAGTCGGCACCACAGACACCCTCCTCAACCTGACAGACATATTCACCATCGACGAGAACTCGGTCTACGACCGCACGAACTTCAAGCAAATCACGCGCACGGGGGAGGTTCCCTTGGGCGCTGATTGGACCTCCAACAACTACCCGAAGCTCTATCGCAACGACTCCACGAGCCCGTATGTGTTGGAGTTGTACCCGTATCCCAACGGCACCTACACCATTGAGTTCCGTTATTTCAAGACCCGCACCATCTTCACTCTGACCACGGACCTCATCCAAATCCCGGACGACTACAAAGATGTCCTAGTCGATGGCGTCTGTGCCCGGGTCTACGAGCTCCTCAAGATGCAGGACGATGCCGACCGGAAGTTTGCCCTCTACAAGAAGGGCCTCATCGACATGCTCCGAGACAAGAACCTTTTCCCGAAATCAAATAACTTTATCCGGCCCGACAGCGTCTAGCATCAGACGCTAAAAGCCCCCTTAGTGCATGGCTGAAAGCAGAACAGTTCCCTCGCGGAACGGATTCCTTTATATTCGAGATGCCTTCTTGAACGCTGGGCAAGACTCTTGGGCTACACCCCCAAGCCAAGACCCAGACAAGTTCGAGAGCATGACTAATGTCATGCCGCCCAGCCGGGGCACGCTCTACCGGCGCTGGGGCTACAACCTGCTCTCCAACCCCGGGCAAGTCTATCGTAGAGCTTACACTTACGACAACGACACCAGCAACTTCCGCAGAGTCTTGCTGACCACCACGACCTCAGTGGGTGTTTACACTGAAGCCGGGGCGTCCTCGACTTCTATCGGAGGCTTCACAGGCACGATTCCCGTGCGTGTCGTTACGTCTCGCGATTACGCCTACTTCCTTACCGACGCCGCCGCTGACTCGAAGAAATGGAATGGCTCGACTACTACCAAATGGGGCATCGCGGCTCCTGTGGTTGCAGTCGGCCTGTCCGCCACCACTGCAGGCTCCATCACCCTGACCCGAGGGCGCAAGTACTACGCGGTCTACAAGAACTCGACCTCCGGCCACCACTCAGGCTTGAACCCCGTCTCCGCCAGCACGGGCCCACTCACTGCCCGAAATCAACCCCTCAGCCTCCCGACCTCCGCTGATGCTCAGGTCGACAAGGTTGTCATCCTCGCGACCGCTGACGGCGGCGACGAGACCAAGCTCTACTGGCTCACAGAGGTCGCCAACGGCACCGCCAGCACCACCGACTCCATGACCGAGGCGACCCTGCTCGCCCAGAACGTCTACCAAGAGACCGACTCCCAAGGCATCGAGCACGGGGTAGCCGACAACACGCCGCCCCCTACAGCTTCCTACTCCATCAAGCACCTCGGGCGCATGTGGCTGGCAGCTGAAAACTTCCTCTACTTCTCCAAATCCCAAGATGAACTCGTGACCTCCACGGGTGCCATTGTGGGACGCTACGAGGAAGCCTTCCCCGCCGCCAACTTCCTCGACATCTCCGAAGGTGCCGAGACAGTGCGTGGATTATTTTCAGACGGAGCGTCACTTTTCATCGGTACCGAGCGTCATATACGTAGGCTTGATGGTTACTCCATCCTCGATTTCTCGAAGCCTGAGGTTGTCTTCAACGGCGTAGGCCTGCTCAATCAAGAGGTTCTGCAGTCCGTCTACAACGAAGGCAACACCTCCGGCTGCATGTGGCTGACCCCGGACTTCAAGGTGGTCATGTCCGACTTCACGAACTACTCGGATGTCGGCAAGCCGGTGCAGAATATCCTGAACTCCATTAACACAGGTTCGGCTCTCACCAAAGCCCACGCCATCTCGGTCTCCTCGACCGCCTTTGACCTGTACATCCTCGCGGTCCCGACCGGTGCCAACACCGAGTGCGACACCTTGCTGGTCTATGACCTCAGGTCCCGCAACTGGGTGGTCTGGAATCTCACCGACACTCCGACCACAATGCTGTACTTCGTCAACACCTCCGGTGTCCCCAAGACGTTCTTCTGCGCGGCGACCGGCAAGCTCTATGAGCTCGGCTCGGCCTACACGCAAGACCGCGTCGCAGACACGCCAGTCAACTTTACCGCCACCCTCCAGACCTCATGGCTGAACCTCTCCGACCCGACAGCTCGGAAACATCTCAACGACCTCGAAGTTGCGACAGCGGACTCAGCACTTTCTGTCTCTGTCGATGGTGCCTCGACAGACGCGGAGTTCACAACGCCAACTTCTGTCCTCGCCTCGACTGCCCTAGCTGCGAGTTTTCTAGGCGAATTGAGAGTGCCCTTGGCCGGGAAGGTCTCTAAGGACCGCCACTATCGCCTGAAGTTCGTTTCGACCTCAAACACTTCCAACGCAATCCTAGAGTACTTCAGACTCTCGGTTATCCCAGCTCACCAGCTCTAATGGCTCTAGACAAAGGACATCCCTTCTCTCGGATACTAGGCGACCCTAACTTTGACCGGTATGAGCGTGATGTTGATACCGAGCTCAGAGGTATCAAGAACCGCCTCGACCGGACGGAGACCCTCGCCTCAGGAGCTGCGGCGACCGCTGCAGTGGTTGGGGGCTCCGCCCCAGATGTCACCATCAACTCTATCTCCGAGTCCGGGGTGACCATCGACGGGACGGTATGGAGCGAGGTCTCAATGACCTACACCGCTCCGACCGACATCACCAACTTCGCAGGCGTCTACGCGGCAGTCAAGAACTACCGGGGCTCTGCTGAGATTGTCAAGGAGTACGAGCACACGTTTCTTGGTGCAGCCGGAGCTGCGGCCACCTTCAAGTTCCGCCTCTACCGCACGAACGAGACCATCACGGTTTACCTTGTCTCAAAGAACAAGGTAGGCGGCTCACGGGACGACTGGCAGAACGCTCCCAGCACCACTGTCACCCTTGACGGTAACGTCTCGGCTCCTACAACCCCCAGCGGTCTCACTGCCACGGCCACCATGTTCGGGGTCTCTCTCACGTGGAACGAGAACACTGAGAGCAATCTGGCGGCCTATGAGGTCTACTTCAACTCTTCCAATAACTCTGGGACCGCATCCAAGATAGCCACGGTCCAAGCCACAAAGACCGGCACTGCGAGCTACCTCCACGCGACTGCCAACTTCAATGCGACGAACTACTACTGGGTCAAGGCCATCAACACTGCCGACCTTCCAAGTAGTTTCAGCGCTGTTGCCAGCAATACTCCGCTAGCTTTCACTACCCTCACGGGAGTGAACTTCCTTGAGAATCCGGGGCTAGAAATCACAGCCGCCCCGAACAGCGGACATATCGCCTATCAATGGAAACCGGGTAGCAATGTAGGAGGTGTGTTTACTGCACAGCGGGACACTACCGCCGCTCAGAGCCATACAGGAAATGCTAACTTATATTTCTCAATCGCTCCAAGTAGTACTATCCCAGCAGGCACTCGCTACTATGCAGACGTAGAACAGCAAACCAAAATTCCCATTGTGGCAGGACAGCAGTACGTAGTTTCTTTCTACGCAAACTCTCAGCGCCTGTCGGGACCTACTGCAGGCATCACCTATAGTATGGGAGCTGTCCTCAATCTCTACGACAACACCGATACCATTGTTTCACAGCTAACCGTTTTTTCTAGTACCACTGGCGGGTTTCCTTACTTCCTGACTAGGAAGGTTGTCACTATCCCTGCCGCTGGCGCGAATCCGTGGGCATATGCAAAACTTCTAGCCTACGCCGATGCGACCAACACCACTGGCGCACCCATCACCATCACCAACAGCCTTGAGTGGGATGTCCGGTACGATTCGTGGTCGATAGTCAAGCAGAGCAACACGCAGGAAAATGCTCCCGTTAATTCCAACGGCTTTGCCAACATCGCGCAGCTCAGTTCCGTAGCAGGCTCTACAACCATCAACGTCGCGGCCTTCACCCTTCAGTACGGCTTCGGAACAGTAAGCTACAACTCAGGTTCCGTGAACCCGGGGGCCTTCGGCACTTACTACGTCTACGTAGATGACCCGAATTACACCGGAGGCGCAGTCACCTACCAAGCGACACTGACAACCACTACTCTCACCGCAGCTGAAGGACGTATCTACCTCGGGAAGATTACAACTTCTGCAGGTTCAGGTGGCTCAGGGGGTGGCTCAGCATGTGTCGAGGAAGGCACTCCAGTCTCCTACTACCCCGACTCCGAAGTGGTTGAGACCCTTGTCTCAAACTCTGAGTGGGTAGAAATCGACACCCCCAACGGGCGTCTAGCCATGGCTCCGGGGACTCTAGTCTCCGTCTTCAAACGCGCCGACACCCTCCAAGCTGGCGACCTCGTCGAGCTCGAAGGTGGTAGGTGGTATGAACTCAGGTCTCCTCCGACCTGCACCCATCGCCCTTCGATGAAAGTCAAGCGCCTCGTAGAACCTTGGCACACCTACTTCGCCCGGGGCGTTCGCGTGCACAACCTGAAGCCTGTCTAATTTATGGCATGTGTTACTAAAGTAATTGAAATCAAAGACCTGTCCAATGGAGAAATCGCAGTCACCCTGCGGTGCTGCGATGACCCCTCCACGGACAACATCCACACCCTCAATGTCATGGCACTCGACAAGGCTGTTGAGGATGCTGGAACCACTGCAGTTGGTTTTGAAACCGATGTTCAAACCTTAATCATGGAGCAGGTGGCGAAGTCTGAAGAAACCCACACGGCCTTGCTGAATGTGAAGGCTCAAGTGGAGGCGGTCAAGGCAAGCTTGGCTGCAGCCGGGGTTCTATCAGACACAAAAGCCCCCTCAAACCCTTAATGTCAACCACGTCCCTCGTCCTTGCAACCAGCTCTGGAGTAGCCATACTCGTTGGAGCTGCCACCCTAACGAAGTACTGTATCCAAGTCGTACGTTGGTTTATCCGGCAATCAGTTGCAAACGAGATTTCTAGGCAGTTTGTCGAGAGCATGGCGACAAACCACCTTCCCCATATCTACCATGCGCAGCAACGTATCTGCGAGAAGCTAGGTATCGTCCTCGACGAGCCTACCCCGCCGATTGAGTTTATCAAGTTAGAGGACAGATAATGGAACCAATCCGCCTTGCGAAACCTGAAGAAGTTGAGAATCTGAAAGGGAAGTCTGACCTTGGCCCGGGATGTATTGTAGTGGCCATGGACGGACGCGACGGGAAGACAGACTACGCAGTCATCCGAACAGTCACGGAGATTGACCCTGTGTTCTTCGACGCCTCGGCTCCCGACTCGCGAAAGGCCCTGTTCATCTGGGGCTTAGAAAACATGCTCAGGTTCCAAGGAGTTCCTTTCTATTACTTCAACGTCGACACCGCTGACGAGAAGTGGCAGAAGGTTATCAAGAACTGGGGCGGGGAACAAACCAGCCCAACCGCTGAATACCGCTTCAAGAAGAATCTCTAAGGACTCCCGATGGGAAGCAAAAAAGAGACCAAGACAACCAATACATATAATCAGCCGAGTATGAACACCTTCAATACTCTGCAGACTCCGATTCAGAACACTCTGACTGATTATATGAAGGACCCCCTCACGGCAAGTTACTTTAACCAGAACTTGCAGATGGCACTTGGTCAACAGCAAAAGATTAACCAGCGCGGGATGCAGAACCTGTTCCAACGTGGGCAGATGATGGGCACCGCAAATAACTCCGGAGCGATGCAGCAGCTTGCTGCCGCGCAGGACCGAGCGAACTCCGCGAGCGAATCCAACATCTTCCTCAATGGACTCTTCGACGCCGAGAACCGCCGCATGGCGGCCAGCGGTCAGGCAATGAACTACAAGCCTCTCCAGACCGGACAAGAGTCAGTTGAGAAAACCTCAGGTCTTGGCACGTGGCTCCCGCAGGTCGTAGGCGCTGGCCTCGGAGTTGCCACCGGTATCATGACGGGCGGAGCTTCTATGGCGGCACAGGCCGGTTCGTTGGGCGGCAAGATTGCGGCCACAGGCGCAGGTATTGCAAGCAACATTGGCGGCAACCTCTGGGGGAATCCGTTCTCGACAAGTTACGCCTCGCAGCCCTACATGGGCGGCAGCTTCTCCCGTTCCTTCGTCGCGCAACCTTCCAGTTACTCCAACCTATTCGGGCCGGGATTCAGAGGTTAAACCATGGGTTTCTCAAACGTATTTTCTGGCCTTGCCAACCTCTTCAATCCCGCCAGCGGTTACAGAATGCCTGTCCAGCAACAGGCTCCTCTCAGCGGGGATTACGGAGGCGGCGACTTTGTCAACGCCCGCTACGGCGACACCTACATCGACCTGATGGACGCTGTCAAACAGCGCATGTCCCCGTACGAAAATGTCTTCAACCAGATGCAGGCGAACCTGCCTCGCTCTGGTCCGAATCTGATTCTCCCCAACAACGGGTACTTCGCTGACCATCCCGCGCTCTCGCGGGGAATCGAGAACGGCCTCTTTGCCTTGAGCAACATGGGGCCCAGCTCCATGAACGCTGGCGACAACATCGCTAACGTAGCCCGGGGACTTGTAGGGGGCGCTCAGCAACAGCGCCAAGAGTATATTGCCCGAGCCCAGATGCCTCTCAATATCGAGATGCAGAAGATTGGCTTGGAAGACAAACTCGCGGATTCCTACTACAAGCTTGGTCACGCGGCGTACTTCATGAATGGTGGGAGAGCCTTGGCCAACCAAGGCAAAGCCTACCAACACTACGAGAACCGCACTGATGGCTTGTATGGCATCACCGCAGACGGAGCCGCAGTTAAGATTCCGGGAATTCCCGGAAAGGGCTTAGCATACGGTGGAGGTCTCAAGACTCTCCCGGAGCGTCTCGCGTTTGCCAACGGCTTCGACCCAGAGGAAGACCCCACGGGATTCGCAACTGAAACCCAGCGTCTTGCTTCTGTGATGGCAGGCCAGCAGGCAGGCAGCCGAGCCGGAGCCACCACCGCAGTCGACCGCAGGAACGGCGGCCTTTCCGACACCGACCAGCGCATAATCACCGCTGATTGGGAGCTCGCCAAGAACCAACTCCTCGACCCCAAGGGAGGTTACAAAACCGCCCTCCAAGCCAAACGTCTCGGCATCAAGGACTACAAGAATCCCAGTGAATGGGAGAAGTACAACCAAGGTATCGTAGACACCTTCAAGGAATCCCACCAAGGAGTCGACCCCTCAGGGGGAGCCTTCTCTAAATCCTCTGGCAAGAAGACGCCCAGCAAAGCTGTCGCACCTTCTCCGTCAGCGCCAAGTGCAGCCCCACGATTGACGCCAGAGCAAGTCGACAACATCATCAAGAACGCAATAGGTAATTAACCTTGGCTGACAATATCGTAGATACACTTCACCCGGATGACCGGGAGATGCTTAGGTCGCGACTCCAAACGCTGGTCTCCTCTGGCAAACTCAATGCCCAGCAGGAAGCTAACGCTCGGGTCGCGATTGAGCGTTTTGGGGGTTTTGATAAGGACTTCGTCCCGCCTGCCCCTCGGGCTCCCATGCCTCTCGGCTTGAGCAAGCTCTCGGAAACTCCGGAGTACGGGCAGGCTTACGGGCATCTCTACTACCAGAACGCCTCCCAAGCTGACCTCGATGCCTTTGACCTGACGGACGCAAACACCATCACCCGCAAAGACCTCGGGGCTTATCGAGACCAACTGGCCACAGCCTCCACCGAACAACACCTCGGAGAGGAGCTGGAACAGACCGGAGTCCCGGGCGCTATCCGCTTCACGAAAGGTGTAGGCCGCTCGGCCAAAGCGGACGCCAAGCAGCTTGCGGCGACCTTCCAAGGCAAGGCCACCCAAAACCTTCCGGAGTATAAGAAAGAAAAGCTCAAGGCTGGTTCCGAGGTGCTCTCGGGTGCCGGTGGGATGGCTACCCCGCTGATTGCAGGGTCATTTGTCACCCAGCCTATCCGGACTGCAGTAGCTCTGACAGCCTCTGGAGTAGCCTCTGAGACAACCGTCCAAGAGCTCAAGGCCCGGGGCTTCTCCCCTGAGGCCCAAGAGTTCGGCGGTAACTTCGCCGGGATGCTCCCGCTTACCGACCCCATCCTACACGGCGTCGAGGCTTTCCGCTCCCCTAAATTGGAGGAGGCAAAGCAGAAATCCACAGCCCCGATTCAAGGTAAGCTGGTTGCGGAAACCCCTGCCAGTGTGGCAGAATCGGGCGCAGTGCCGCAAGAGCAAGCTGGAACGGCCCAACCCCCATCGAAGGCGCAGCAGGCCGTTAAACCGGCTCCTACGCCAATCTCCCCTAAAACTGAAACTTTCGCTCAGAGCATGGCGGAGGTGGAGCAGATGGGCGAGCGGCGTCTCCGTCGGATGCGTATGGAGCTGGATGCTGCACGTGATTTCATTAAACGTGCGGAGGTCGTCCCGGGCTTCAAAGAAGGTTTTGAACAGGCCATGCAAGCAGGGCCCCAAGCTTTTGCAGAGTTCATGGTCAAGTTCAATGCAGAGCACGGAGAAACCCTATTCCCGAAGAACGAGGGGGTCGCGCCCTCCGAGACGGCTCCGGGATTCGGCAGCACGCTGGCGAAGTCGCGTTTCTTTGAGTTTGATGACCGAGGCGTCCGGGAGGTTAAGTCTTCCATCCCACCTTCACGTTTCAATAAATTCTTGGGCTCCAATCCCGAGAAACTATTCGTTGTAGCCGACTCGGAGGGGCGTATTGCTTACGCTCGGGGACGTGGCGACTTGATGACGAAACATCTCGATGCGTTTGACCGCCTGCGCTTACCTATCCCACTTCCGCAACGACAGACCTCTCAGCGCGACGATAGACAATTATCTAAACCCGGGGAACCCCTCACGGACTACGAGTTTGCGAAACTCTCGAAGCAACTGGATAAAGCCAGAGAACTTGGTGACACCGCCGCAGCGGACGCGTTGGCGGGAATCTTGGACGCGCAAAAGGAGAAGCGCCAGAAACCTGCTGGAGCCCAAGTCCAAGGCCCGCGCCCGAGCCCAGCGGCGAAGCCTGAAGCGTCAGGAGCACAACCTACAGCGGAACAGACCGTCGCTGCAGGGGGCAATGGAGCGCTCAGCTCGGAAGAAATAAGCCGTCCGGGGCAGTTCTATCACGTCTCTCCTAGCGGAGACATCACATTCCTAGGCAAGCAGCCCGACATCTCTCCTGCGCTTGAGAAGCGTGGCGGGAGCGTTGCTCGGGTATTCTCTGACGGGAGCTTTGAGCCCTATCAGGGAAGCAACCCCGCTACGCTCAACAAGTACTCACGGAAGTTAGCGAGTGTCATTCGGGCGGAGAAAGTCGGCCCCGGCACAGGCGAAGATATGGCGAAAGGCATTGAGCCTGTCAAGCAGACAGACCAAGCCAAAGCCACTGAACTCCAAGCCAAGCTCGGAGACCTTCAAGAGCGCTACCTGACCAACAAGAAGATGTTGGCCAAGCACGACCAAGCGGTGGCCAAGGGGCATGAACGAGGGCTGCTCAGAGACAATCAGGTCGCGTTCCTCAACAAAGACAATGCGAGGCTTGAGAAACAAATCAAAGCCACCCAGACGGAGTATCACGCAGCTCTCGGCGACGCCGATGCTCGGACTCTGCTGGGCGACCTCAAGACCGCTCGGGACACTACCCTCAAAGGCAAGCAGTTCCTTGACAACCTAGTCGCCTCAGACACCGTAGCTAAGGAGCTCCGTGACCAGCTTCCAACCTCCATCAAGGCGGAGAAGCGGGCCATCCATCAAGCCCTCGGGGATGTTCAAGACCAGAGCAAGCCCTACATCCAGCGCTTGCAACGCTACACCACTCCTCGTCAGAAGGCTCAGGTCGAAGAGGCCCACGAGTTCATCCGCAAGGAGCTTCAGAAAATCAAGGCAGACGTTGACAGTGGTGTCATCCCTGCCATCAATCCGGAAATCATTTCTCAGTACGAGAGCATCCTTGAGAACAAGACTCCGGTCATAATCAATTACCCCTTCCGGAAGGGCCAAGGTAAGAGCATCCTTCCGGAGATTTCTCTCCGCACCTTGCAGACCATCACCGGCAAGAAACCGCGAACGCTCATTGGGGACGAGCGTAGCTTGTCTCCTGAGGACCGTGCTGCGCGTGAGCAACTACGCGAGCTCAAGGCCGTCGACCCTAAGGCCGCCAAGGAACTCATCCGCGAGCAGAACCGCGAGCCAATCCGAGCCGCTGCCGACAAGCTCCAACAGAAAGCTGAGGTCATCAACCGCTCCATTGAGAATCTGTCCAAGGTCTCAGGGGTGCAAGAGAAAATCAATCGCGAGGTCTTGACCGACCTAGTCTCTGGCAAGCGCCAGCTTGAGCATCTTTCCTCTGACGAGCTCGGCCATCTCTACAGGGACACGGGACTCCTGCGCGAAAAATTTGGTTACAAAGGTGTCGAGGCCGTCCAAAAACGCCTCGCGGACGAGCGCAACAAGCGCCTCGCAGCCGTGGCTACGGACGCCGTGCGCAAGGCCGTGCAGGCCAAGGAAGTGCTCCTGCCGGAGCGTGAGCCGGACCTTAGTCCCTCCAAAGCCCTCCCGCAGGGCCGGTACTTCTCGGATTACTTCTACCAAGAAGGTCTCAAGGATACCTTCACGAAGTTCGACACCAAGATTGCTTCGATGACCGGCGCTGAAATCCGCAAGGCTATGCCCGCGCTGGCTAAGAAGATTGCCAAGGCCGACAACTCGAAGCTCATCAACCCAGAGAACAATCCGAACATCGCGCTCATGAACGCTTACAACAAGCGGCTTGAGCAGCTCGGGCAGGCGACGCACACAGTTGAGACGGTGCTGGAGAAGGTGGCGGCAAGGCTCAAGGCTGTGGCTCCGGAGAAGCTTGTAAGCTCTGTATCATCAGACCAAAAAGCCCCCTTAGTGGAACGCAAGCCCGGGGACAGTGTGGCTGTCAAGTTGCCCACCGGCACCGTGCTGCGTGGCATTATCGAGAGCATCGACGGCGAGAAAGTCAAGTTCCGGTCGGGCTCGAAGAAATATGTGCAGCCGGTCGACCGCATCATGGCCGAAGGGCCTGAGCAGCGGGAGCAAGTTGTCGCTCCGAAGCCCATCGACGAGGCACGCAAGCCGACTCCTCAAAACACCGTCAAGGTGGAGGAAGCCAAGAACGTCACGGCAAGTCCTGCGCCTAAGGTTGAGGCCCCTAAGCCCGAAGCTCCTAAGGGGGCTTCTGTGTCTGATGTCAAGGCGCTCTCCCCCAACGCCAACCTCCTCGACAAGCTCAACCATATCACCCAGTTCGACCCAGAGACGGGCAAGATAGTTGTAGAGAAAATCCTCGACTTCGTCAAGGAACGCCCGGACCTCGACGGGGCGGCCAAGCGTGCCCTTGCAGAAAAACTTGCCGACAAGTACATCGGGGAGCCCGGACCTGCTAGCATGAAGGCCATGTACGACATGGCCCGTGAGGGCGCTCCGCCGCTCTCCACGTGGCGTGCCGAGGGCGACCAGCTTCAAATCACCGACCCGCGTGAGAAGATGAAGGTCAGGCTCCTCGAAACCGGCCTCAAGTCCGCCGACATTGACCGTGCGTTCAAGGACAAGCCCGACACCCACATGGCGTTGCTGGCCTTGTACAGAGACCGCATCGCCCAGCAGCTCCAAGCTCGTCATTACCAAAAATTTGCTGGTCTCAAAGAATCCGACGACCCTGCTCTCTTCAAGACCATCAATCGTTTGATGCACGTCATGGAGGAGTCTGGCGTCGCCCACCAGCAACTCATCGACATCAACAACGAACTGTTCCGGGCAATGGAGCAGAAGTCTGCCGCTAAGCCTCCGCTCTCCGACGATGCCGTCAAAGCGCTTGTCAACGCCAAGACGCTCAGCGATAGTTTACCGGCTGCCGGTACAGATGTTATTTCGCGCCAACTGGCCCTCAGAGACCTGTCTCAAGAGCGCAAGGCCTTTGTTCTAGAAAAAGCCATGCAGCTCTACAAGGACGGCCTTGGGGCCAACGACCCGATGGCCTTGGCCAAAGCCCGGGAGTTCGTCCGCAACGTAGACAACAAGTCCACGCTCAAGGCAGACTTCTTCGGCCTAGGCTCCGTGGTCGAGACCCTCGCCAAGCAAGATGCCGAGCAAATCCCGGCAGTCTCAGCTGAGCTCACCCGCATCCGTAACGAGCAGGGCATGACCCGAGAGCCGCAGCGAGTCGAGACCCTTCGGACTCTCCCCTACAACGCTCTCCAAAAACTCTACGACAAATTCGTCTACCTCAACCAGAATCCCAATCGCTTCCTGCGAATGTTCGCACCGGATGTCATCAAGGACTTCCAGAACCGCACCGGTATCCGCGAGCTTCACATCGACCAAGACCCGTGGAAAGAATCCCGCATGGCCTACGGAGGCGGTGCTGGAGTCTCCTACGCGTCTCGGATTGTGTTGGGCAAAATCTCCCGCGAGGCCGCAGACTCAGGTCTGCTTGGTCCTCTCAAGGACACGCTCAACCTCCGTGCCTACGACCGCGCTATCCGCAACGTCCAAGGCAAGATGTCCAAGCTGATGAACGAGGCTGCGCAATACAAGCAGCAAGCCAAGGACCTCACCATGGATATCCAAGACCGTGTGGAATCCAGCTCGAAGATGCGAGAGGTAGTCGAGCTCAAGCGCAAGGCCCGTATGGCCCGCGCCGACGCTCGGGAATATCTCAACAAACTCCGCCAGAGCACGGTGGTCCCCGAGGGCTACACCCGCGCCAAGGTGGCTCGCGACCTACAGCTCACCCGAGAGTCTCTCGGACCCGAGAACTGGGACCGCGTTAACCGCTGGGCAGACCAAGTCTACCAAGAGCTTGAGACCTCGTGGGACAGCCTCCACGCCTCGGGTCTCATCTCCGAAGGCATCTACAACAAAGGCCTTGAACTAGGCCGAGGTTACATCCCGCTCCAGCGTATCCTTGACGAGATGCAGAAGGCGGAGATTCGCTACTCCTCGAAGTCTCTGGAGGTCAAAACCCGCAGGGCTCTCCAAGAACTTGAGGGCTCCCCGCTCTACAACCAGGACCCCTTTGAGGCAGCGCTCCGTCAGATTGAGATTGCCAACAAGGAAGTCCAGAAGAACAACGTGGTGCGCTCGGTTCTAAACCTTGCTGGCATCGACCCCAACGGCTGGGGCCAACTCATCCAGCCTGCCACTCGCCACACTCTCGCTCCCAACGAGGGTATCATTGTGGCGTGGCATGATGGCGTCAAGACCGAATACGCAGTCCCTGAGTTCGTCGCCTCGACCATCGAGAACGCCTCGACCGCTTCAACCGCTGTCGTGGGCGGCACTCTCTTGCGGGCGACTGCCTCAGTCTTCCGTACCGGCGCAACCCTCGCCAACCTCGCGTTCTCGGTGCCCAACCTTGTGCGTGACGCAGGCGATTACGCTGGGCTCTCGAAATCCGGCGCTCGGAGCCTCCGAGGCATTGCTACCTTCGTCCCCGATTGGCTCTCAGCCTTCAAGTCTGTGGCCTCACAGGACCAGCAGTACCTCGACTTCCTGCGCTCCAGAGCAGGCTTCTCCACGCTCCAACGCAACCTCTCACCCGTGCGGGAGTTCCACCGTCCGGTGGTTGACCCGCTCAAGCAGATGGTCGCCAAGCCTATCGAGATGGCCTCCCAAGGCCGCTACGGCAAGGCAGCCGCTGAAGCTACCGCAGGCAACGTCATCCGCACCATCGAGACCGTTGAGGACTTCAACGACCTCGTCGAGCAGAGCACCAAGCTGATGTCCTTCAAGCGCAACCAGCGCATCGGGATGTCACCCAAGGAAGCTGCTTGGGAGACCCGCAACTTCGGAGGCTCTCCGGACTTCGGCTCCTCGGGCACTCTCTCCCCAGCCATCAACCTCGTCTACATGTTCTTCAATGCGAACCTGCAGGGAACCGGACGAACTATTGGGCGCATGATATCTGACCCGAAGATGGCCGGAGGTCTGCTCGGAGTCTCAACCCTGATGGCGATGGCGCAGTTCCAATGGAACTCGCAATACGTCAGGGATGATGGCTCGCTCGAAATCGACCACGTCTCCGACACGGACAAGACGAACTACTGGTACGTCATGCTGGGCTCGGTCTACGATACCACCACTGGCCAGACCCGCATGAACTACGTCAAGGTCCCCAAGCCTCACTGGGCGAAGGTCATTTACAACCCCATCGAGGTTGCGGTCGAAGACACCTACCGCAAGAACATCGACTGGAAGCAGACGACCTTGGACTTTGTCTCAAACGTAGTCCCGGGACAGTTCAACATCCGGGCGTCCAACCCATGGGAAGGTCTCGGACGCGGAGCTCTCAGCTCTCTCAATCCCATCCTCAAAGAGCCCATCGAGCAGGCGGCCAACTACGATTCCTACCGTGGTATCCCCATCGAAGGCAAGGGAATGGAAGACCTTGAGAACCCAGAGAAATCCGACCCGAACACCTCGGTCACGGCTCAGAAGGTTACGAAGGTCATCTACGACAACTCCGGGCAAGAGCAGGGCCTCGCCAAGATGCCTGTGGTCGGTGACATGCTCACCTCACCCAAGCGCTTCGAGCACGCCTACGATTCCTTCACAACCGGCGTTGGAGGCTTTGCTAAGAACATGGCAGACTCCCTCCAAGGGCAAAACCGCAACGACACTGGAGGCATCCCGCTCTCCGGCAACGAGGAGTGGGCCAAGGCTCCGGTAGTCGGCCCGATTGCTCGCCGCTTTGTCGGCTCTCAGCTCGACCAAGTGGAAGTCAACCTTGAGCAGGAGTTCTACCGCACGGCAGAATCCTCGCGAATCTTCAACCGGACTTTCAACCATCTCGCCGCCACGGACTTTGACCGTGCGGACCAGTACTTGGAAGACCCTCGCAGGCAGCGACTTGTCGAAGCTCACGAGGCAGTCGCGCAGATGGAGAAGGACCTTGGAGCCATTCGCGAAGAGATGAAACGCGTGGCGCAGGACAACGACCTCAAGCCCGAAGAGAAGATGCAGCAAATCAAAGACCTGCACGAACAGAAGCTTGAGATTCTTCGGTTCTTCCACGAAGATATTCGACCTGAACTTGAAACAAAATAAGCTACCGGCGCGTCTTATAATCAGACAAGCCAAGCAGCTTGTACTTCGAGTCGAACGCATCTAAAACCCGACAAGGAATCTCGGTGCCTTAGACCGTCAAGAACCCCTCAGTCCCCAGTGGATGGGGGGTTCTGCTTTTTGGGAGGACAGTTGGAAGAAGCTAAGATAACGCTAGAATATCGAAAGAGGAAAGTTGTCATCCGCGTCTTGGAGCCTAACGAAAAGCTAATGGAGCGTGCGGGCCTCTTGCTAGGCAGGCACTGTCAAGACATAGACAAGGCAATTGCCCGGAGAAAGCGTTGATAAAAGAATGTCGCGAAGCTCTCAAGAAACTCCCCAAACGCCGCAAATGGAATCTCCAGAAATACGCCGAGAGGAAAGGCTCTCACCCCCGGCCATCCTTTTCTGCCCAACGGGGTGTGGCACCCTCCAAGAACGCCATTGCAAACTTCACTGTGAAGTCTGTGGTTTCTTCTTGAGCTGTTCGGATTTCTTATGAATAAAGTTTATGACATGCGCGTCAAGTACGAGGACTTCGTCAAACTGACGAGCTCCAAAGCAACTGCCCGTCGCTATGCAGATGCCCTTGACAACTTCTTCTCTCGCTTCCCTGAGAAGCGCTGGGTCGCGGACTTCTTCCGCGTGGACATCGAGGACTACAAAATCCTCCGCTTGCGGGACGGCGCTGCCACCCGCACCATCAACTTCGAGGTGACCGTAGTTCGCGCCTTCTGGAACTGGATGATAGACCGCGACCCGGATATCCCGTTCAACCCCGCGAGCTCCATCCGCAAGCTCCGTGAGCCTCAAGCTCCGCGCAAGGCCATCCCCGAGAGGGTTATCCAAGCGGTTCTTGGGGCAGCAAAAAACCCCGCAGACAGGGCCTTAGTACTTCTCGGCCTGACCACGGGGTTGCGCACAAAGGAGATGGTGCGTCTTACTTGGGGGAACTTTGATTTGGATGCAGGGATTCTGACTTTGGATGCAGACCAATCGAAGACTCAGGTTGGTCGCTCGGTTCCGCTGCGCTCGGATTTGCTTGAGCTGCTGCGCCAGATAAAGGCGGAATCGCCGGATACAATCCTGCGAACCTCGTCAGAGAGAACTCTTCGGGCTCGCTGGAAGCGCCTGTTGCATCTGGCTGGCTTTCATGGGATTGGGCTTCACGCTCTGCGTCATACATACGCGACTTTGTTGCTCCGTAATGGGGTTGACCTGCGGACGGTGCAGTCTCTACTCGGCCACAAGGATATGAAGACAACGGCTTTGTACTTAACACCTGCGGACAACGACTCCGTCCGAAGTAAACTAGACAAGCTTCCGAAATAGATTAGGCTCCCGATTGGGAGCCTTTTCTTATTGCTTGTAAGGTTTCTGAGCCTCGAAGTACGCAAGGAACGCAGCGTTACAGATGAGTGCATCTGTGTTGGCGTCCTTCAGGTTCCCGCTCTCCATGTACTCTAGGAGATGCTTCATCAGGTGGTTGATGGTCGCCTTGCGGAACTCCTCGCCCCCGCCCTTCCAGTTGTGGTCGCCGTGTTTGGCGGCTCCAAGGGTAAGCCTGCGGGCCAGCGCATCAATGGCTTCCTTGGGGATGAGTTCGTATCGGACATCCAGCTTGGTTCTTGTCGAACCGCCTTCATAGACTGTCTTCTCCTCCGCTTGGAGGTCTCTACTTTCCACGTCTCTTCACTTTCTTGGGCACGCTAGGAGCCAGCTCCTGCTGCTTGCCTGTTGCCTTGGTTGCTCTCCCCCAACCTCCACAGTCCTGACACTGGAACCTTGCGTAGCTCCGGGTGGTCGTAACTGCAGTCCCCCGCCACTGAATATGCGCACTTCCGCACTTGCCACACTTGGCCTTGGGATTCGTCAAGGCCAGATTCGGGTGGCTGTTCATCCACGGCCTGAGGCGCATGTAGACCTTCTCAAGCAGCAACACATCCTGCTTGTTGTACTTGACCATCTTGTTCCACGAGGCCTTGTCACCGTTGATACAGCCCAGCCAGAGGTCGAAGTCGGTCTTGATTTTCTTGCCTTCTCCGAGCAATCCCCCGAGGTCATCGAGCTTGTTCGAGTTAAAGCGTGCGACCTTCTTGGCCTCGCGTTTGGTATCAACCACCTTGTAGGGGGCCGGTGGCTTGATGCCGTGGAACAGAAAGCGGCTGTTGATAACCTTCATGTCGAAGTCCACGCCGTTGTGGGCCACAACCACATCCGCTTCCTCCAACAACTTATGCAGGTCTTGAACCAAAGCCTTGTCGTCATAGCTCCCGGGCTTGTAGCCCTTGTAGTCCGGAAGCGCCTTGGCAAACACAGGACCGCCGAGCCACTTGGCGGCATAGGTCGCAATGCAGGTCTCCTGCTTGAATCTGATGACATCCTGCTCATACTTCGCCCATGTCCAGCCAAGGTTCGGGAGAGTTTCAATATCTAAGAAAAGAATTTTCAATCTTTGGGTGCTACCTTGAGGTGGGATTAGCGTCCGTGCTTGATGAGGTATTTCATCGTGACGGTCGCTGAGTGGCTTGTAGAGACGATGTAGACCACACCTGTCAGGACTACTTGCCAGAGGCTGCCGGTTGTCAACGCGTGGAAGATGGTTGAGATTACCGTAACCTGATTGATGTACCACGCAATGTTGGCGCAGATATTAGCCTTGACGAAGAAGTCTACGTCATTCTGATTCCGCGCCCGCGATTGCCAAGTGAAGAGTATGCTCTGGAGGTAGGACACTACAGCCACTACTAAAAGGCTCCAGATGATGCTCACTTTATTCCTTTCGCCCTGAACAGGGGAGCGACAATCTTTTTGTAGCATCCCTTGCAGAGGTTTCCGTAAGGGTGGGGAGGATAGCTCCTCCCGCACTCCTTACACTTTGTAGAGTTTTTGGTCGACACCACGTCTGAGGTCTCCTGATTTGAGGAGGGACTCGATGAGCCGGTCGGCATCCTGAGCTGTGCAGTGATTCCGCATGGCCCTGCGGACTTGGGTGTCCGTGACTGCATCGGTTCCTACGGCCTCCAACACCTTCGCCAGCAGCTTGCCCTGCGGGCTCATTGGCACGATTACTTCTTGGAGCTTTCGTTCCGTGAGCTTGTAGAGGGCGATGGCTGACTTGATGTCGTCTGCAGTGATGATGGTCCGGTCACAGGAGACAGCGAGGATGACGGCCAGTCGTAAGACATACTCACCTGCTCGTGCAGCGAACGGAGCAAGGTGTCCGGAGGCAGGCTTGTGAGAGTCGTACCACTGGGTGTAGGTGTCATCCACCTCTCGATTGTCGAACACACAGCTTCCGACATTCTGTGTAACCAGTGCCCTGAACTCATCGAAGGCCTCCTTGCGTTTGTCTTCTAACTTCTCGCGTTGCTTGACACTGAGGGCTCGTCCGGGCAGGGCAACAGACTTACTCTTATGTTCTTCATGAACAATAAGAAACCTTGCCAGAAAGCCTCCGGAAGTTGCTGTGTCAGGGAGTTGGTCTTGTAGCCACTCTGAAGTAGAGCATCCGAGAACTGTGACGCTAGGTCGTTCAATCTCGACAATACCCCCGCCGATGGTTCTCCGCTCAAGCTTGTCTTCGTAGTCGAGGAGTTGCGTGACATACGGAATCATTCCCTCCATGTACTTCTGCCTCGTGAAGAAGTTCGCCAGCTCCGAGGCAAACAGAATGGCATGAGGGTTCATCCTCAGGTCATCGTGAAGCTTCTCAGGCGTTGCAGCCCCAGCGATAATCTGGGGCTGTTCTTCTTTAGGGAGACTCTTGACGAGCTTGAAGGCCATCTTGGCGGAGGTGGACTTGCCGGTGCCGGAGGGCCCGATGAGCAGGGTGCTCATCATGGGATAGATAGTGTGAACGTCTTGGTCGAACCAGACTCGCCTGCCGAGGCAAGCCCCAAAGACACTCATTGCTGCGAACAGAATGAAACTCTCAGGGGGCTCGCTGGTCGGCCAAAGCTGCATGTACTTGCGGAACCAAGACTCCTTCGGGAGAAGGTTCTCGATTTTCACTTAGTTCTTCAGGTCTTCCTTCTTGACAGGTGTGCCAAACATCTTGTCGATGGTCTCGGAGGCTTTCAGCTTCGTGGGCGTGGGCTCCTCGAACATCTCCTCGTAGAACCGCTTGGCCCGTTCCTGACGGGTCTCCAGCTCCTCGGGATAGAAGAAGTCAGATTGATACTGGATGCCGTTCTCGTGGGTCATCTTCGGAACCTTCAGCATCACTCGATACGCACTAAAGCCGCTGGTGGGCTTGTCGGTCTCGTCAACTGACATGACCTGCCCAAGTTCCTCTGAGGTTTTGACAAACATTAAATCGCCCGCTTTGATATTCATTTTATTTAGGTGGGTACTCCTGTGGGATATAGGACGTGCAAAAGGGAGGGATTGTAACACTAAGGGGGCTATTAAGGTCTGATGTTAGAGGGCCTCCTGATACCCGCAATGATGGCACCCGAGAATCTTCTCGTGCGTCTCGGAGGTCTCCAAGAGCACAAAGGCATCCTGCCCACAAGCTGGGCAGGGATAAATCTGGGTCTCACTCACTTTGGCATCAGACATAAAAGCCCCCTATACGGACTTAATTTCTAGGGACGGGATGTGTTCGCTCACGGCTTTTCGGAACGCAATTGCATCCCAGTGGCCGATGAAATACTCCCCGTCATCTTGCTTGAACCCGAGGACATCTACCGTCCCATCCTCGTAGTCCTTTGCGCTGGGGATGTGGCCGCAGTCTCGGAGGATGTGGATGATGGCCGCTTGTTTGCCGGTCTCACCAAACAACTCCTCAGCCTTGGCCACGCCTTCCCAGTGATGCTTCACAAATCTGTGACGAGGGCCGAACTTCCTAAACGCGTCATCCAACCACGCGTTTACCTCGTTACACTCCTGCCCGAGAATCTTTTGACAATCCGCGTTGTGGTCTTTCCTAGACGACATACTTCTCCGCTTCGCCCCAAGATTCTCCGACCTTGATACCAATCGGAATCTTGAAGCCTTTCAACTCCGGCCACGGCTGCTCCATGACCGTCTTGATGGTCAGACAAACCTTGTCCACCATCTCATTCGGACACTCGAAAACCAACGAGTCGTGCACCTGAATCAGTAACCTCGCGGGCTCCGGCAAGGGCTCGACAACATTCACAATCCCTGCGAGCCGCTCTTTGGGCCACCCGATACGCTCGTGCATAAGCGCAAGCATAGCGCGATAGATAATGTCGGCAGCGGTGGATTGTGGAATAAACGAGAGCGATTCCGTGTAGTACGAATTCGTATAGAACCACCTCTTGCGTCCGAAGGGGGTCACTAACACGCCGTCGTCGTAGGCTCTCTGTGCTGTCCTCTCGCCCCATTTGATGGTCTCCCGAATGGCTCCCTTCCAAGTGGCCTGCAGGTTCTTGGTGTCCTTCAAGTCCATGTCATAGAGCTTAGAAATCTTCAGGGCTCCCATGCCATAGTTTGTACCGTGAACGATACGCTTGGCCTTTCCGTACGGAGCGTCTTTGTCGTTATCCTTCTCGACTTCTTCGTACGGTATTCCAAGAAACAAGGAAGCCGCATAACGGTGCTCAGAAAAGTCTGGATTCTCCTCAAACCTTCTAAGCCGCTCCTTGTCGCCAGCCAGAAAAGCCGTGATGCGATTCTCGATTTGAGAGTAGTCGACATCAATAATCTTCCAACCCGGACGTGAAGGAACATAGATGAACCGTGCGGATTCAGGAATGTTCTGGAGATTAGGGTCAGATGACGAGAGGCGTCCAGATGCAGTGCCGTGGACATTGAAGTGGGGGTGCATCTTTGAGACGGTCGTCGCCATCTCTTCGGAACAGAAGGTAGTGAGAAGTTCATCAACTGCGTTGAGCCTCTTGAGGGCGGGGATGGCAAAGTTCTTGGACTTGCGGAAGAGTTTGTCTAGGGCAATCTTGCCGGTGGTAACTCGTCCGGTCTTGACATCCAGAATCTCATCCAGACCCAGCTGCCAAGGTTCCTCGTGCCCGTAGAGAAACTTCTTCTTCATCTCAGGGCTACGCCAAGGAGTCACACGCTCAACGGCAGGTTCAGTAGTGTACTTGACGGGCTTTCCACTCTTACCAAGCGTTCCCGGCGGTGCAAGCACACGCCTCTTGACTTCCTTGTCGTAGCTCCTGAGCTGCACGGGAAGCTTCTGCTCTAGGGCCTGTTGTTCAGTCAGCAGCGCTTCTCGAACCTTTTCAATCCGGCTTCCATTGATAGCGAAGCCCGTCTCCTCCATCAACTTACATATCTTCGCTAGAGGTACTTGGACACGATGGTAGAGTCTCTCAAGCCCTTCTTCGCGGATGAGCTGACGCAGTTCCTTAGCAGCCTGATGGGTGACGTCAACGTCCCTAGCACAATATGTTTCAAAAGAGACCTTGTCATGTTTCCATGCGGGCTTGTGACAGAATTGACTCCCGACGAACTCCAAGTCGTGAGGGAGATTGGGGAACCGCAGGTGGTGCAGCAACATCGTATCCCAGACGACACAGTCGTCGTCAGGGAAGATTCCATAGTGTCGCAGTATTGGCAGGTCGAACTGGATACAATTGTGACCTGTGACAGCTTTAGCTTGTCCAAAGATACGACGCAGCTCGCGTACATAAGCACCGCGAAAAGGAACCACGATTCCTTCACAATCCTTCGCGGTAAGCCCAACAAGAAGTACAATCGGGGCTTCGTCACGAGATTTCGGAATGGTAGTCTCAATGTCAAAGGTGAACTCCTGCGCTGTGAAAGCCGCCACATCCTCTACCGTAGGGTAGAGGTTGTACCTTTCTGGAGTTACGTCTAGACTCTTCCCAAGGTCATTGATGACCACAGGAATCATCTCCTGCTCACGCATCAAGTAAGCTGGGTGTAGCGTGGGGACAGCCAAGGGCTTGGGGCCAAGAGATGGGATGGGAAGAGGACTCCCCCTCCACGTGCCGATGCCCTCCTTCCCAGCAATATAACGAAGCGCTTTGTCTCCGAGGAGGATAGCTTTCTTGTACTTCCGCCCTTTGAGAACTGGCTCGACGTGGTTCTTGAGGCACTGGCTAACTGCTTGGTCAGCCTCGGCCTTGGAGATGTAGCTCTTGGCATCTGGGTCTGTAGGAAAGATGTTGTTCGGAGGGCGACAGTTGATACAGTTAACAACCGTCATCTCCTCGCGTTTGAGGCCAGCCTTCTTGGCCAGCGCATCGAAGGTTCGTCCGGAGCCCCCCACTAGCGGAGCCCCTTGGAGCTGCTCCTCTTCGCCCGGAGCCTCTGCAATCACAATCAGCTCACTCTTGACGGGCACCGTAGGCGCAACAAAGGTATTGCCCGGAAACTTCCGAGCCATTGGACAACCTTCACAACCGGGGGTGTCTTTAACTGTCTTGGGCAATCTACTCTGCTATCGTCAGAGCTACTGGGGTCTTCGTTGAGCCGAAGAAATTGACGGAGGTGAATCTCCGCTGCCCTCGCTTGTTAATCGCGAGGATTCCCATGAGGTGCTCTTGTTCGTCTTGGTGGGTATCCCAGTCGGTCTCGCTGGGGAAGGGAATAGAATCAGTCCCCGGGTGGGTATGGATGGTGCCTAGGAGCTGCAGTTTGTCGTGAAAGACTTCATCCTCGGAGTGCTCGTAGCCATCCTCGACAAGGATTCGGTCCTTCTTGCCTTCATGCTCCATGGCATGAAAGACGACTATGTAAGCGGTGCTCCCTCGAATATATCCCCAAATCGTCTCAATGTACTCATTAGGGAACGCCTTGAGCGCCCGTCGCTTGAACGCCGCCAGCACCTTCTTGTCCACTACAACTTCTTCAATCTCGTCTTGTCGTGCGCGACGAGCCGCCGTAAGTATGTTAGGACATTCTGTTTTGTAAAAGCTTCTTGAGGCCAAGTAGAGAGTTCTCGTAAAATCGTTTCAATCAATTGAGCGATATATTGGAAAAAATTAGAGGGGGCCGTAGCCCCCTCTCCTGTCACAGTGCAATTACACCGCTGGGTCAAAATTGAAGATGTTCACCTCGGAGCGAACAATCTCACTTCCACCCTCGGGGGTGTACTTGCGGTGTTGCATGTTCGTGATGAACTTGTTGCCGACCGCACGATTGAGATATGCCGCTGGGTCTTCGTCATCCGACTTCTCGACGCCCAGAGCCTGCTCCAGACGCTTCATCGAGACGGCTACCCACTTGTAGCGCTCCGCATCCGGCAGACTAAACATGACCTTACGGCCCTGCTGGGTGCCCTCCGAGACGATGACTGCACGCACGTTCAAGCGGCTATTGTCACGCTCGTCCCAGTTTGCACCGGCCACTTGGAAGGTATACTTACCCTCCGGAATGACCTCAAGCTGCGTAGTGACTTCTGAAAGTTTTACGTTCCAACTCATTTATTGTTTATTTCCTTGGGATTGTGTCCTGCATGATATAAGACGCTGGCGCGTCGCAGGATGTTACAGGGTAGGGTAAAGGTATCGAAGATACTGAATCAGGTCGTTCAGGGAATAGCCTAGCAGCTTAGCCCCTCGCACCACGTCTTCGAGTCCTTTTTGGAACAGCCTCTCTTGTGTTTCCTTGGGCTGGCTCAAGTTCGTTTTTCCACCTCCGATAAGAGACTCCGTGCCAAACGTAGCATTCAACACAACACGGCTTGTCTGGGTGGCAGTTACACTTACATTTCCATCCGGGGTACATAGGCCCTCCAAGGGGGCTTCTACGGCCTGATGATAGAAGCTGCATTTAGCGACTCGTGTACTTTGAGTATCAGCTACCACGCCCTGTACCATCAGACCTAAGAAGCCCCCTTAGGGTTGCAGCAGCCTCGCAACTACTTGCTCGACTTCTTGGCAGTCTTCTTAGCAGTTTTCTTCAGAGTCTTTTTCTTGGTTGCCATACGCTCCTCCCTCTTCTTGTATTCAATTGCAAACTTTGCAAACTGACGCCACTTGTTCCAAGGGATGTGCCCTATGTAACACGTGTCATACATCTCTAAGGCGACCTTTTCTATGAGGTCGTGGTACACAGGCGCATCAGCGTTATGCTTGCTCGGGTGCTTATCCCAAATCCCCATAGAAACTCCTCGCCCCCATGCTGTCACCCCTTGTTCTGGCTGTAAGCCGCCAGAAGTTTGTCATACAACGCCTGAAAACTTCCAGCTCCCGTTTCAAGGTCGAAAACCTCTTCCTTATCCAGAATCGCTTTTCCATTCAGGGTGCTCCTACATTTCGCAATCGTGCCTGCCCCATCGGGCTGCGTGAGAAAATACCTCTCGGTATACTTACTCTTCGCATCCTTGGGGTCTCTCAACTTCGGCCTAGTGCGGAGTCGGAGAACCGCATCGAACATAGCAGTCGAGCCTAAAAACATCGCTCCGGGAAGGTCGGGGCCAATCACAATCTCTGGATTGTCCTCGTTGCCCCCGCTGTACTTCTCTGTTGCGAGAACCACTACATTCTTAGGAAGCAGTAGCAATTTCTCCACATACTTCCGGGTGAGTTCCCCCATGACTCCGTAGTCGTCCAGTTCCGGCACCCCAGCTCTACGCTTGGCGCTTTCCCCGAACTTCCTAGGCATCTTGAGAGCTTCGTCTTTGACAACCGTCTTGACGAAGTACGACAAACTATCAAACACCAAGGTCTCTTTGTCCTTGAAGACCTTGCCCGAGGCGACCTCGTCAAAGTCCTGCAAGGTCGTGGGTTCTACGAACTCGATGGTCTGGTCTGCCAACGTCAGCAGTCCCTTTCCATGGCCGGTCTCACACGCAATGATTCCCGGGTTCGGGGCACCGGCAGCCCATTTTGTCTTGCCGGTTCCGGGAAGACCATACACTAGAACCTTCCAATGAAAGTTCCCCGGAGTAACTAGATTTTGAGTGGATTTAATTGTAAGTGCCAATTTAGGAAAGGGTTGACGGGGGCGGAGGAGTGGAGGAGCGAGGGCCCCCGTCAATGTGTGGCTAGTCAGGTAGGGATTTTCGCCCAACCCAGAGGCAGACCCTCCAGTGCCTTTAATCTTTCGCGCAGGTATTCCCGCTGCGTAGACACGCCTGTTACGCTCTGACTAGCTTATCTGGTTAATCGTCAGCTTGTGGCGAGTGCCTAACTTCCAGCGCTCGGTTTCACTCATCGGACGATAGATGTTAAAGAAATGATTGTTATAGCGAGTTGGGACTTGGTCAATGCGTCCGTTGTCTCCCAGATTCGCAGTCTCCGTGGCCTCCTGCAAAGTCACATACAGGCGCTCTACACGAGTACTACCTTCATAAACAAATTGCTTCGAAAGTTGGGTCACTTCGTAAAGTGCTTCAACACTCTGGGTCGACATCTGATTCATCCTCCGGTTCGGTCTCTTCTGCGAACGCATCCAAGACCTCTACGTCAATGTACGTAGGTTCAATATCCCCAGACAGGGCAACCTCTGTTGCCTCCTCTGGACTCCGTGCCGAGGGCACATAGAAGTGCTCCTCCACGGTCTTCACAACGACTACCTTGTACGGTACTCGGGATTTCATTTGGAATATTTTTGCCAATTGTGCAGGGTTAGCGCGGCCTTGAAGGCTTTCCAGTCGCCGCTTAGGTTGGTGAGTTGCTTCGCTTCAAAGGCCCCGTCCTCTTTCCCTAGACGAATAAGCCAACGGGTCTGTATTTTCTCGCCAGTCTCTTCTTGATAAGCTTTAACGTACGCAGCAGTCTGGAGAGCATACTCGGGATAGAGCCCCTTAGAAGATTTCCAATCAACAAGAGCAAGTTTGTCATCTACTCTTGCAATAAGGTCAGCAGTCCCGGAGAAGTGCCAGCGACGGGAGTAAATCCTTCTTTCAGCAACAATTGGTACAACATTGTGGCTGAGTAACCACTCGGTGGCCGCATTGACACAGTTCTCAACAAGGCGTAGGTCTTCATTTGCAAGCCCACTGTCTCCGTGTATCTCGGAAGTATCAACTCGCAGTTCACCTCCAGCAATTGCGGTGTTGACTCTTCCTTCGATAACTTCATGGGCAGCTGAGCCGATGTCGGCTGCTTGGTCTCGTTTTCGTTTGAAGGCGTACTTACATTCTTCGCAGAACTTGTGGACTTCTTCAGCTGTATACGAATTGCCATCTTGCAACTTCTCCTTGACGCACTCAATGGCTTGATTGGAGGCCCATTGCGTGAGCGCATCACCTTTCGAGATGACCTTGAGTACGGTAGTAACCGAAGGGACGGTGAAAGGCTCGTCCGAGAATTGCGGGTCAATTATCTCGTAGGTGTGCCGTGCGACGTTGAAGCGCAGGATGACTTGGCCGTTGTAGAGATGACTATCCAGAGGAGTCTTTCTTACGGGGCTTCGATACCGGCTTGCTCATCAAGTCGAGGTCGGGGAGACTCTCACACTTAACAATCGCGCCCCACGGGATACTGAGCGGGTCAATAGATGCCCCCGTGGTATCCAGACTTGTCGACAGGGTCAGACATTCCGGCTTGGAAGAAACTACATATCCCAAGCTGGTAATCCGTCCTACCTGCCCAACATTCTTTGAGTATTGCCATCCTTGGATGGCGGCGGAGTCGTACCAGAAGACACGTACGGCAGAGCCGTAGTCGTAGGATTTGTACTGCATTATGCTCCATTCCGGGAAAGGACTCCCCGGAGCGGGCGTCTATAAGACGCCCTCGGGTGGGTTTTTGTTACAGTGTTTCGGGAGGGAACAATCGCAAACAGTAACGGTCGTGCTCTACCACTGAGCTACAGAGACTCTCGTCTCTGGTTGGACTCGAACCAACGCCATCGTCCTTATAAGGGAAGTAACTGTCTACTACACCACTCCCGAATCTTTTGCAGGGAGGAACAAACGAAAACGGTACGGGTTTAAGAGTCAGAAGTAACCGTTCTCTACACCATCCCTGCGAAAACCTATCTGCTCAGCACTCCAAGCAAGGTGTCATCCTTCTTGCCGAAGCAATTGACCGGCGTGACCTCAAAGCCGTGACGTAACAGCATCCCCGGGTCCACTACACTCACGTGTGTAGGGTCACACCTCAACACATCAACTACGTCCGGATTCGGCACGGTCACTACTGCCCCGTACTTCGCCGCGCTGCGGATGTGCCTGAGCATTCTGTCGGGAACCTTCAAGTGCTCCAAGGTCTCCAGACAAACCACGAAGTCCACTTTCGCCTTGGGCTTCCAGTTGTTCAGGTTCGTACCGTCCAGCGTTGCATCCACCGGAAGGTATCTCCCCATCCAACGGAACCTCGTACGCATGAAGTGGTCGAACTGACAACTGCCTGCGCCGATGTCCAAGAGCACATGCTCACTCTTCAGGCCGATACTTACCAGCGCACAGTACGCCTTCATGTACCGCGTCTTGGCCCGGAACTCGAAGGTCCCCATGCGGGAGTTCATGTACTTGATTGCCTCGGGAGCAATCTCATCCACGTGCCTCAACATCGAAGCCCTCCTCGCACGCACGGATGTAATCCACAACCGCTTCAGACCATCCGTCGATGGTGACCCAGCTTCCGGAACCTACGCCGTTCCTGTAAGCCGCTACGTTGAGCATGTAGGCCAGTGGAGTCAAGGGCTTCGGACAGACGCCCGCGTGTCCCGAGTTCTCCATCGAGTGCCGTGTACCTACGGAGTTGGCCTCATAGTTCGAGTAATGCCACTGCCCGTCCGTCAGCACGACAATGCGGTCGTAGCCGTCCTTGTTGGCCATGTGCACGCCCAGACCGCCGCAGGAGTAATCCCCTTTGGTCTGAAAGATGGCGTCCCGCAGCGCAAACCCTCGCCGTGCCGGAATCGCCTTGGCCTCGTGGTTGAACGTGTAGATGTTGCAACTCTCGCAAATCTCCCGCAGGAGCATGGCCAGAGCCGCCGCAGCGTCTGCCCGATTCATCTCAGACTTCATGGAGATGTTCGCCATCCACATGCTCGGGCTGGTATCAATCACCAGAGCCGTGCGCCCCTTCAACTTCGGCGCATCTCCGAGGCACTTAAACATCGCCTCTTCAAGCTCAGGCTCCAGCTTCGGAGCATATCGTGAGGCCGCAATGAACCGGAACGGGAGGACCCTCTCGACCTTCATGGTCTTGATGGCCTCGCGCATCTTGTCCAGCTCCACGCCCGCCTCCTGCATGTTCCGCAGGTTGCGCAGCACGGCCAGAGCGCCCATCTTGCCCTCGCTCATCAGGCGCTCGAAGGATTCTTTCTTGTCCTTGCCAGCGCTGAGGTTGGTCTCCCACGTGTCGACGGTCTGGGTCTTCCGCTCCGCAATCTTCTTGTAGACCGTCTCGAACTTGCCCTTGGGCTTGGGGTGGGTAAGGAACATCACGTCCCGCAGCTTGACCGCTCCGTCCTTGTCATACCGACTCAGCTGGAACTCGTCAAACTTCATGAAAGCCTGCGCCAGCCCCTTCTTGACCTGCGCACTGAGAGGCTGTTTCTTTTCCTTCCAGTAGATGGCCAGAAACTCAGTCATCTCATCCGGACGTTGGACAACCTTCGAGAGGGTGTCAGCCACGAGGAGCTTATGCTCCGTCGAGGCCCGGGCCATCTCTCGCACAAGCAACAGGGGCACATGCCGGAGCTTCATCTTCTCCCGGGCATAGACCGCCAGAGCCGCCACGAACTTCGGGCTGACCTTCGGAACCAACTCCGAAATCATCCCAGCCGTCGCCTTGCCGTCGATGTAAAACTGGTCCTCCCACAGCATGTTGGCTAAGACCAACCGCTGCAAGGTCTGCTCAGTGTCCAGCCGCTGCGCAGGCGTACCTTCGTACGTCTTAGGCAGATTGCTAGGCACTTGTTTGTTTATACTCGCCATAGTTTCTCCTCCAAATAAAAATCCCCCTCCGAAGAGGGGGTTGAGTCCAAAGGGGACTTTTAAGGTCTGATGAGTGAGTTGCCTAGAGGGATATTCTCCTCTAGATGCGTTTGTTGGAGGGCATCAGACACTGGGTCGTCAAGCCCCCTAGCAGACGTTGCCACAGGGTTGTCGCCAAGGAAGAGAAGAACTGGTGTGTTCCACTCTCCGGTACGTCCCTGTTTGTCAGATTTAAACAATACCCACCCGCACCGCATCAATCATCAGACCTTAGAAGGCCCCCTTAGGGTCTTCCGAGAAAGTAGGCTGTAACTAAGAGGATGCCAAGCACAAAGCTTGACACCATCCCTACCATCCACAACGCAAGGTACTTGATGCTCTCGTTGTCCGCGTTGAGGTCAGCCACCTGCTCTCTCAAGGTTTTCCGTCGCCCGTCTTGGAGGTAAGCAATTAGCGCATAGCTATACTTCCCAACCCAATACGGGGCCACGGTTATAAGAGTCATCCAGAAGGCAAGTTGTAACAGCCCCCAGAGAAAATAGTAGACAATCATCCGATTTCGTCCTTTCCAGCCATGTAGACTACGCAACCCAGCATTGCCAGAATGGTTGCCCCAACAAACGTCAAAAACCCCCACGCTTTCCAGAGGTGGTCAATCCATGCAGCGAATGCGACCCATAAAGCGGCCCCTAGACTTGCTACAAGAAACGGCGAGACAATCTTCATTCCCGCCCACAATCGCTCCAGATGTTTCACTTCTTCCTCCTGTCATGCCCGACATGCCAGACATCCACGCCCTTCCGCTTCCTACAGAAGATGCAGACATAAGCCGTCCAAACCTTACTCGAACCGTCCTCGCGGGCCTTCTGGGTCAGCTGCCTTGCGTGGCTCCTCGCCTTGCCGAGGCTCAGGTGAGGCTCCTTGCCCTTGCACCCCTTCCGATATTGGTTCATTGAGAAAATCATGTTTTGGCCTGTGCACGGGCTTTGCGTACCTTGTACTTGACGGCGGCCCCTGTCTTATGGTCAGTAGAGTTCTCGACCCGTTCAAACACCCACAAGTCCGACACGAGCCGCTCAGGAAAGTACTCCCACATCGTTGACAAGTCTTGGCGGGCTTCGCGTTTATCCACCTCATCTACCACTTCCTTTTTATCCACGGCTTCTTCTTCTCGAACTCCTCAAGTCCCTCTAGGTCCTTGGCCTGAATGAGCGCCTCTAGCTTCTTCTCATCCTCCCCGTGCACCCGCTCGAAATCCTCGCCAAAGCTCTCCCGCAGCTTCACATAGATGGGCTGAAGCATGTGCACCAGCTCTTTGAACCGGCCTGTTTCTGGGCTATCAAACGGTCTCCCGGCAGGCTTTCGAGCCCTCGGCTTCGACCTCTCCAGATGCTCTAGCTTCTCCACTCCCTCATCTATAAGTCTACGAAGGAGTTCATCAACCGCGAGCCCGCGCTCAGCAGCCACCGTCTCAAGAAATTCCCACTGGGCTTGGGTGATGAGTCCGTGGTAGTACGGGCGGACGGGTGTTGACTCAGGTGCCGTTCGTATGACCCTGACGGGACGTGATATCTCATTTGACATGGCTCGCACAGCTTTGTGTCCCTCTCCCAACGCATCTTGGCAATGGCGTAGTAGGGCATAGTGTTCCCCAGCCCCCAGCGCTTGGCGTAGAACTTGTCGATGTCCTGGGCCGCCTGCCCCAGCAGATTGAACGCGTCAATCTCTGAGTGGTTTAGAACCTTCTCCCCGGCGACTGTCCGTCGCACCATCCGGGGTATCAGAACCCCCTGCGCATGGTAGAACGAGGTCTTGGCCCTCTCGTAGGCCTTGGCTTCTTCCTCAGAAAGTGTCACGATGTCAGCCCCTTTATCTATCAATAAACCCCCGGGGTGGGGGGGAGCCCCCCCTTGCGTGAAGGTCTCAAAATTATCCCTCTCCCTTACGGTGGGGCGGGGTTTATGTATAGGTTTAGAGTGTGACACCGTGACATCCTCAGAAGTCTTTCTGTAGCTCATACCCGGGCCTCTATCCCAACTTGCCAGCTCCACCAACTGCTTGCCGCATCTCGGACAGAAGCCGTCGATAATTTCCCCAGAGCGCCTAGGGACTGGCGGTACAAGCCGGGGGTGAAGCTCAATGGCCTTCCCCCAGTTGCTGTGCCACTTCAAGGTATCCTCCTTGTTTGGAGGACAGAAGCAACTCGGCAAATGCTTGTACCAATAGCCCATTACAACTTCTCCGCGCTCAGAATCGTGTAGCAATCATCCCCGTAGGGAGAAGCCACCCAACCCCGCATGGTGACGTGCCAAGCCCCGCCGGTTGTCCGGATAGGCTCGTGAATTTCCTTGTTCTTCGTGCGGCAGACGGGGAACTGTGATACTGCTCGGTTGTCATACAGCACCTTCAGCTCGTACTTCTCGTGGCTCGCCCCCGCAACACACCCTGCGCACTCATCCACCGCCAGCACATGGAACTTCAGGTCCAAGGTCTGGGGGGGATTCTTATGAAACGCGATGTTCGGCATAACTGCCCCGACCGCAATCAAGGTAATGATGCCCCCTAGAATCACCGGTAGGACAAAATGCCCAACGCGAATATGCTTCAACATGTGTCTACTCCTTCATCGTGAACCTCGTGATACCCGAACTCACGAGTGCGGTTGATGGTTCGAGGACGCCGGACAGGCTGGCTCAATAACTGCTCCCCTTTGGGAACCGCTAAGAACGTGCACCTGCATCCGAATCCGGGTACGATTTCGTCCCCACACTTACTACAAAGAGTCATGGCAAGACATGGCCTTTCTTCATCAGCATTTGAAAATGTTCGTCAGAGACTTCCTTCTCACAACTCTGACAAGTATGAACCATGCGTAAATACAACTCCCCCTCTTTTTCTTTCGTGAGGAGGCTTGAAACAATGTTCGCGTGCTTGCACTCCACTAGAACCCCAGTTTCCCAGCCCACGCCTCTTTGACATCCACATCCGGGTGGTACTGAACTTTCTTGAGACCTTTTGGAAATACTTTCTCGCTCAACCTCGCTACGTTGCAGTCTTCGGCATAACCCTCCAACCACTCCGTCAAACCCTTCCAGCTCGCCTCTTCAGGCTTGAGAGCTTTAGCTGCCCCTTCGGGGTCATACGCAGCCATCTTGGCAGCCGTCAGGCACAGGAACGCAGTCGCGGGGTTATACATCCAACTCGCCATCGTGCGATACTCAAACCTCGGCCTGTCCCCCTGCACCGTGCGCACGTCTGCAAACTTCCCGTACTTTCCTCTCCGCCTGACAATGCACTCCTGCCGAGGCAGGATATCCAGTCTCTCAAGGCTCTCGGTCAGTCGGTCTAACGCCTTGACTCTGGTGGACTGGATAGCCGAGTTCGGGTTCAAGTCCAACCAGACATGGCCGCCGAGACTCTCTCCTGCTTCGTTGGGGAACTTGACATAAGCTCCCGACAACCAACGATACTTGCGGATGCCCGCCGGAGCTCCTGTAATCAGCTCCTTGATATCCTTGACCAAGGTGTAGGTACCCTTGTGCGGGGTCGGTCTAAACTCCATCACCCTTCCGCCGTGGTCCCAGCCTATCTGCCCATCCTTGGTGATAGTCCTGTCCACATGCACCTGATTCCCCGCTGCATCCACACACACGACCTCTGGGTCACATCCCACCAGAAACGCGTTCAGAAAGTTTGATTTCCTCGCCATTCAACGCCCCTCGCAACTTCTTCCGAAGCCTACTCCACCGCACCCTCACAGTCCCTTCTTTGATGTTCAACGCCCGAGCAATCTCCTCGTCGCTCGCCCCGTGTGCCTTCAACTCAAGAAACTCACGCTCGTGAGCAGCCAGCCTTCCGGTAACCTCTCGGAGGGCGATGGCGTCGTCTGATACCTCTCGTACAGGTAGCTGTTTGACCTGCGCCCCAGACAGGTCATCAATTCCAATCTCAGCCCTGCGCTTACGCTTCCTAATGGCAGAGAGACAATTCCGTTTAACGACAGAATAGAACCACGTAGAGAATTTTCCGTCTCCTCGGAATCCATCAGCGAATTGAAGGGCTTGAAAGACCGAAGCTGAGACAACGTCTTGATTGGCTTCTTTGAGAATGTTCCAACAGATTTTTGTGGCATATCTCCTCAGGGCTTTAATCAGCCTCTCCTCGGCTGCTTTCTCGGTTTCAGTTCCCTTGGCTTGCTTCCATGTTTCAAACGCCTTATTCTGTTCACTCATGGGGTGACCTTGGTTGCGTACTCTTCAACACTGGCGCAGACTTCGCAGAGATTTGTGAGCGGAGTGTCAACTGCATAATGAGCCATGTGAGCAATGCAAAAGTGTTGGTTGCAGCTTGCACACGGGAACAGGCAGGAGACCTTCCAGCAGTTTCTGAGGGTGCAGTAGTGGTCACCTTCTTGCGAGGTGATTCGGCTTGCTGTGCTTGGGTCAGCTGAAACCCTGCGTCTGTCGTTGACTCGAAAGCTCCCGATTCCTCTGCCGACACATCCTTCGAGATGGTTGTCGTAAGCGGTGATGTACTCAAAGGCCTCGAAACACTGTCTGCAGTGGTATTTGCCGTCCCGAAACATGTAGCCTCGGGAGCTACCTCCAAACGGTCTCCAGCGTTTCTTTAACACCACCTTGCCAAAGCTCACCTCAGGGGTCTGGAGCAGGCACTGTCCACAATACGGCACCACCACTCCACCCCTGAGCATGTAAGCTTCCGGAATATCCCCGTGAACCTTACACTTCCAAATGGGACCTTGAGGGGTTATCCTCCGTACCACCTGTGTGATATATGCCTCCGGGGTTTCCATTTATAATTCCTCGGTTCTGGGGACTGTCCATGTTGGAGAACCTGTTGCGGTATTCAACGCGTCTTGCACAATTTGCATCCGCCTGATTTGCTCGGCAGTTAGCGTCGCAGCAGCATCAGGGGTTGTAAACCGAACTTGCTCACGTCTTGCTCTCTCGGCGTTACGCTCCAATACCGTTTGCACTTGCCTTGGCGGTTGCGCCCTACGGGTATTCCCAAGCACCACCCGCCCATTCAAGGGGTCAATTCGCAACCTAGGAGCCGGAGTCTCAAACCTCAGCCCCAATCTCACCCTGTCCCTGCGCTCTCGGGCTTCAATGTATCTCTGTTGTTCCTCAGCTGTCCGGAGCTTCTGGCTCAGTCCACTCCGCTTACACCCTTGGATATACTCACTGCGATAGCCCGGAATCCTCCGAGCCTCGCGCCAAATCTTCAACGCTGGAGTGACAATCACCCCTCTGTCTGGCATGTGCTCTACAAGCCACTGCATCTGTCTCCAGACAGGCGCTGTCCTCGCCAAAGCATCCGGCAGCATCAAGCCATTCCTCGATGCTTCCGTCCTAATGGCATTCACAGCAAAACGCCCGGAGGTTATGCCTCCCCGGGCGTCTCGGTAAATCATGCGAACTTTAGTACTCAACTCTCACCACCTCCGGAGTTGTGTCCTCCGCTCTCCTGCTAAGTCCTTTAGGGGCCTCTTCTCCTTGGCAGCCTTCTTAGCCGCAGCCTCCGGGCTTCCATTCCTAGCCGGATACCCTAACTCTTCCCAGCGAGCGATTTTACGAGCAAGCGCTTGAATGACCTGCCTGCCTTCCCCTTCGACCCCCGGTGCAGTGTTAACTTCCAACACGTAGAACCTTCCGTCCCGTCCGTGTAAGATATCGACCGCGCCGAAATCGAGAGCCAAAGCCTCAACGGCTTGACTCGCCAGTTCCACCGCCGCTCGTGGTATCTGCGCCTCTCGGACAAGCTGGAACGCAAAGCCGTTGTCATAGTTCCGCCCCACTTTCTTGTATCTCTCCGGATGGGCTAGGACCTTCTGATAAGTTCCCAGATGTTGTCCTCGGTAGGTCCAGACTCGATACTCGGCTTGGCTTCGGATATAAGGAGTAAAGAACTGGGCTCCTGCTCGGAGTCGGTGCGGGATGTCCTCAGGCTCAAGTACCAGCATAATGTCCCGACCGCCAACATGATTGCGCTTGCGAGCCAAGAGAACCCCATTGTGGCGGAGAGCAGCAGCAGAATCGAGATGTGGAACAACGCTAACCCCAGCAGATGCCAAGCGCAGGCCTTGTTCCAACTTATCCAGTCGTCCTGCGTTTGCGTTGAGGGCTGGGAGATTTCCTCCGTATGGAACTCCATAACTCACGACTCCTCGCCCAGCTTCTCCGAGCTGGAGGTTGTGTTCGGTTCTCAGCAGGTTTGAGAGAGTGTTTCCCGTGGGTCTGCTGCCTTTTGCGACTACCAGTCGAATCATAGATTTATTACCGAGATGAATACCCTGTTCTTCGTTCGCGGGTTTAAGAACTGATACACGTCCTTCCACCCGTTGGCTTTAAGAATCTTGCGCTGAGGTTCGTTGGTTGACACGTCCGTGCAAAGCAGGACTCCGTACCCGAGATAGCGTGCAACATCCACCCGAAAAGAGTTGAGAAGCGTCCCGAGACCGTTACCTTGAAAATCCTTGTGCACTTCAGCTCTCGAAGACACACAAATCCCGCAGCAGTTAATCATCGGGTGCAGCTCAAAGCTTGCGACCTTGGTCTCTGTCGGGTCAACTGAGTTCACCCGAACCCACAAGGCATACTTCCCGAGGTCAAGCTTGTCGCTGTAGTTGACTTTGTAGTCTACATTTCCCAACCGCCATCGGTTGTGCCCGAGAATGGCCGTGATTTGTTCCTTGTACTTCTCAACAAGCTCTTTCATCCTACGTGCCCGTTCCTTCCCGTGTGAGGGTGTGCCCAGCCACACTTGAAACAATGCCCACACCTGACACAGAAACTCCTGCGTCTCTTATGCTTACTTACCCTGCTCCCGATAAGGCACAGAGTGAACACCTTTCCCAGTCCCTTGCCGGGAATCGTCTGCTTTTTCACGTTTCTCTCGTTTCGTTTTCGGCACCGGCTTACACGGCAGCCCCACCCACTCGAACGCCGTGAAACCCTTCTCACGATGCTTCTTCTTCATCCCCTAAGCCTTCTTCGGCTCCTCCATCAGGTAGGTTCCACACTTGTCACAAGCCAACTCCCAGAGTGGCTCCTTCTTGAGCTTCTCGTCCAGCTCCATGAGGTTGTTGCACTTGGTATTCCGACATCTCACCACGTCCAGCTTGGAGTTCACATACAACGGCCCTTCATCGACCGTCACTACTTCTCGCTTGGGCGGAGGTGTCTCCCGGTCAAAGCGCTTCTTGGTCTCGTGGTAAGTCTCATTGCACCGATAGACCATCTCCCCTGTGGTATAGCTGGCAATCCGCAGGTTATCGTGGAACTCCTTACCCTTCTCGCCCACGATGTACATCGTGTCTGCCGGGATGGTGAAGTACATGTAATCATTCCGATTGCCAGCAAAGACAAACCCCAGCGCCACCTTGAGCGGCTTGGTCGCGTGGTAGAGCATCTCCTTCTCAGAGGCGAACGCGAGCATCTGCTCCTTCTCGTTCCAGCCCATCGTGAGAGGCTTGCCTGACCGGCCTACCAACAGCTTCCCCGGATACTCCGGACTGACCGCCATGATGGCCGCACTTCCCGAGAACCGACTCAAATACCTGATGGCCTCCGGAGTAATCCCTAGCTCATCCACCACCGCCCGAATGACATCGCTGTCTGTCTCGGCCTTGCGCTCCCAGTCTTTGTTCTGGCTGAACCAGTAGGAGTGGTTGTTGATACTCCCGTTGTGGACAATCGCGGCCTTCCCGGCAAACATCGGGTGATTGTTTTCGTTCTTATTCGGGTTCCCGATAGTCGCAGCCCGCGTATGGAGCAGCGCAATCCTCGTGCGCTCGTTGAAGTACTTCGTCATGAAGACCTCAAACTCCTTGCCTGCGGCAAAGTTCCACGCAGGAGTCGGGGCCTTACACACAAACACTTCCCCCTTCTCGTCCTGCAACGCAATCCCGGTTGCGTGATTGCCTCGGCGCTCCAACTGACACAACAGCGCCTTGATTTGGTCAATGTCTATTGGCGTGTCACCATAACGGTAAAACCCACCGATTCCACACATTCTCGTCCTCCTACTTGCCTCGCTCGTAGATTACCTTCGAGGCAAACTTCCGAGGCTTCTCTTTCTTTTCGCGGGTATTCTTCTCCACCCACCACGAATAACTCTCAGACTTCACCTCGTCAAACTTCCAAATCGGGAAAGCCTCACTCAACAAGGCCCTCCGCACGGCTCTCAAGTGCGTGCTTGTTCTCGCGTCTCGCCCGATAAAAATCGCGTTCTTGCCTTGGTCATAGGCCCGGAACCTCTCTTCCGGCAAGCCACTCGCCTTCGCGCAAAGCTGTCGCCAGTTCTTCGGCAAGCTCTTGACCACATCCAAGCTCACCCTCAAATAATCCGTGATGCTCTCAGAGTGCGTGAATTGAAAGGCGTGCTTCGACTCGACCACCATCTCAGCTAGCACTTCCCCCAGCCCCGCAACCCTCGTGGTATCCGTGTAGCTCAACACCGTCTGATACCCACTCGGCAGATGTGTCGGCCAGTAAGCCTTAGGCATGGTGGCGTGCAAGGGAGTATTGTTCATCAAGCTACAAAACAGCTCCCGCATCTCCTCAGCACTCGGCTTGATGTTGCCCGGAATCTGGATATTCCTATCCTTCAGGGCATCCTTCGCGTAGGTCAACCCCCAGCGAGTCTTGAAGTCGCCACCCTGAAAGCTCGGCAACCCATGTCTTTCCAGTACACTCGCGGCAATCGCCGCATCGTCATCCAGCCCTGCATACTTTCGGAACAGATTGAGAATCCTCGTCTGTCCCCCTTTCGAGACCGTACCCTTGTGCAGGTTGTGAAAAATCGCAGGGTCATGGGCGACCAGCTTGGACAATACAAGGCAAAGATATGCCGTCCACGGGGAATCCAGCCAACTTGGCAAGGTCCGATACTCATACCCGTGCTTTTGGAGTCGTATGTCTCCGTCTAGTCCGTACCGCTGATTGAACTGGTCGCCTGCCCTCCGTGCTTGGCACTCATCTTGCGGGAACACCCCTAAACCGTTCAATAGGTGGAACACCCTGTCCAGAGCTTCCACTTCAACCTTACGGTTCGCGGTCTTCCTACCCAGATGCACGTGCCCTCCCAGACCATCTCGCAAGACAAATGCCCCCGAACGCCACTGGAAATCAAGAGCTTGAGGCACCGTCAGAGCGAACCATCTAAGAGTCACCAGCGTGCTAGCCAGAACCTCTAAGGCAAACCGACTGGGACAGGGTCTGATTTCCAGCAAACGACCATTGGAATCCACCCCATAGGCCATGCCAGTCCGCAGCCCCAACCGATTCCCGTCCATTCTGGACCCGCTCGTTGGGTCATACAACACAAACTCGGGGTCGGCCCCGAGAGTAAAATGATTGACCAGTCGAGGGTTCACCGGATACTTCGGTACCCTGCTGGTCTTTAGAATCTTCAGCCACTTCAGCTTGACATGCTCGGGCACCTCCGGGAGGAAGTTCACCGGAACCTCGCTCAACTCCCGCCAGCCCTTGCCCACAGCCTCAGTGAAAAACTTTTTCCGTTCTTCGGTGCAAATCATAGAGATTTCTTTTCCGTCCAACTTGTGAATGCTCCACAGAGGCTACAACGAACTACCAGACTTTCGGGCTTACTCAATCTCTGGTAGGAATGCCCACAATTCCCGCAGTTGTAGCGCCACTCAATAGTCTTCGGTTTCTTCGGAGCAGGCTTCTTGGTTAGGATATGCCCCGGAGCCAAGCCTTGGCTCACCAGCCACTCCTTGAACTCATTGACCTGCGAAATCTTGTTGACTTTGTGTTGACTGTAGCAGGTGGCTCCCCCAACCTTCTTGCGATAGAAAGGCTTGAGGAAGTCCTCGTAGGTGCTATAGACCCCTGCCCACGGATGATAGTATCTCCGAAGCCTCTCGCAACTGGCCCGAGAACTCATCGTCATCCGGGCTACGATATTCTTGCGGTCGAACTCGTAGTAGAAAAACCCATCCAACCTCGCCCTCTCGACAAACCGATGGAACCGCAACATCATCTGCACATTCGGCTTGCCGATGTACTCAATCCGTTCGGGTCTGCCGTGCACCTTGATACTGAAGCACACCCGTGTGGGATATTTGCCCGGAAACGGGGCTGGCATGGTGCCTGTCACGTTTGCAGCCACCCCTCCCCGACCCTTCTTGAAAATCCCGTCAATGGTATGCTTCTTCATTTCTGCCAACCTCGTTGAGCCCCCAAGGCTCTCGCGTGAATCCACATCGAAGGCATCGGGCTAAGCGAAAACATAAAGCTCTCGACACACTCCTTGCGCGCACACATCGGGACTCCCCAGCGCTTCTTGTGCACACCGTCCCCGCAGATGATGCACTGCTTGTCCTTGGCCAGTAAGTTACAGATAATAACGCACTTACCTGCACAACTAAGGTCCTCCCGCCCAGAGAGCGTGTGGTGCATCTTGCGCTCGTTGGGTCCGAAGGTATCCTGATTGCAAGCTCGACATCTCGCAAACTGCGTGGAAGCTCCTTTCACGCCCACCCAGAACTGATATTCGCTCAGCCCCAGATTCCCGGTCTCGATGTTTTTGTTTTTGCCACGCCTCCGTAGGCGTTCATGCTGGTGGCTCTTGCGGGACTCCATACCTTGCGGCTGGACAAAACCAATCGGAGTTTGATGGAGGCTCCGAATAGGTACAATCGACTTTGTCGCGATGTCCATCACCTTCGTCTCACGCTTGGGCATCCGCGCCCCGTAAGGACGATTGACCACCTTGAAATACCACATCGGTATTTTACCGAGCATGGTCTGGCCTCCACACCCCATCAACAATCAAGTTCTTCGGGTTGACCTCGCCGTTGAAGACATAAGTATGAATGTCCATCTTCACACCCTTATACGGCACGTTGAAGACCTTGCGGGAGTAGAGAAACGGCGCTCCCTCAACCCTATCCAAGCGTTTGAGTACATCCTCAGTCACGCTGTAGAGCTCGCCGTGCACCTTGCCACCGGCTCTCTGTTTAATCCCGGGGTACCAGCCAAGGTTATACATCTCGACATCTCCGAGCGTGTACTCGTCGATGAAACGCGTGGTGCCACCCTTAGGCCCCTCCATGTCCATACACCCGTGAAGCCTGCCTCCGCGCTTGAGTGTGCCGTAGACAAACACTCGATAACGTGTTTCTTGTTCTTTCTTTTCCTCGCTCATAAACCCCTCAACAGCCAAAACAGAAGATGGTAGAGCCCCCAGAGAGACACAGTCTCCAATCCAAACAGGATGGCGAACAATATCAACCACACATCCGGGTCGAACTCGAAGTCCACCTCAAACACGCGGTTAATCGCCCACGCATTGAGTACACACAACCCGAGGACTATCAACCCCTTGGGGCTCCGAACCATCCTCCACATAGCTTCCCTTTCTCGAAAAATTTTAAAACGGGACAGAGCTGACCGTCTCCCAGTTGCCCCGTTTGCGTGATGGAACTTTTTTAGTCAGGACTGAGTCGTACGCTCTCAGCGTTCCAACACTCCTATAGGCCTCCTAAGATGCGCTAAGGTTTCACCTCAAGCCATCGGTTGGTTAGGAACCTCCCTTGGCATGTCGGAGTCGTGAAGACCTCCTAGGGGATTAGCTGCCCCTACAGCCCCTGCCCTGTCGTGGGCTCGGGAAACTTACCACGTGTTCAACAACACACGTGTCCAGAGATAGACCGCTCCCAATGCGAGCAGGTCACACAGCATCCCAATAAAATTGAAATGCCCGTTCGTGATGAAATGCGGGGGCAGAGTCAGTACCCACAGACTCGCCACCAGCATAAACATCCCAACTCCACGAAACACCCAAATCATCCTACTTGTCTCCTCCGGAGAAGCGGCTTCGGAGCCACCTTCCTAACTGGCTCACTTTTAGGAGCCTCCTTCGGAGAAGAGTTGTTCACTTTCTCCTGAAGCTTTTCAAAGCCTTTGTGTTCTTTCTGGTTGTACTTGTAGAGATAGATGGGATAGCTACCCATCCGCGATTTCCCTACGGCAATCAACTCAAAGCACCCTGAAGCCTCGATAACAGCTTTCTCTTCCTTCTGGCGAGAAGTGACCGCTACGATGTTCAAGTCATAAGCGCTTCGTTCGATAAAATACCTCAAGAAAGGGCCCTTGACTTTCTTGGGGATACCCGACAACACGCTCTCAACGGTATTCACTACTCCCACCCCACAACATCCCGGGAGTTGCGAAAGTCCGCCACTGGGAGCAAGCCGTGCTGAATGCTGCCTCGCGGTTATCTTGTACTGAACCCGAACATCATTCTCGTACAAGTACCCCTGTCCGGGGACGTTGAAGTAATTCGCATACCCCTCACCCTTCAGCTCCCGGATTTCTTCCTTCGTGCGCTTCGTCGGCTCTGCACCCCACCAGAGCATGTTGTAAGTGGCGTCATAATGAATCCACTCCGCCTCCAACAGCTCTTTCAGCCCATCCAACTCTTTCTTCGTCATAACAGCTTCAGCTTTCCCGTAATCTTGTCGATGTCCTCAACCTTGGCTGGGCCGATAGCCAGCGCCGTGACCGTCCCGGGCTTGACTTGCGTCTTGCCCGCGTCCTTCACCAGATACGCATTAAGCATCGCACCGCGACACTGTTCAAATAGGTCAATCAGCTCCTTCGCTGACTGTACCTTGAGGGTCACCTTGGGCATTCCTTCGCCTAACCACCGGTTTAGAGTATCCTCCGGAGTGTTCAGGATTGCCCCCACTACGGCGTGGCACGACTGGACCGCGACCTTGCCCTTGCGCATCCCCACCCCCGAATTGATAACTACGACCTGTTTGAACGACATGTTTGATATCTGAGAACATCAGCTCCTTGAGTTTGCCCGACTCCTCATCGTACCTGTGCAGGTAAACTTCCTCGGTCTCGTCTTGGTCCCCCACTGCGACCCACGTAAGCTTGGCCAGTTGCGGATTTCTTTGCACCAGCGGATGAGAATCTTTTAACAGGACGATGTCCCCTCTTGTCACCATTGGTCTTCGCTTTCCCTTCGCAGCGAATCGAGCAGAATTTGTTCTCGTCTTGTGCGGTGCTCAACGTGAAGTGGTCACCACACCCTGCGCAGTGCTTGTAACGCTTGCATCTGCAGCCTTCGTGTCTAAACTGTTTCATGAATCCCCTCCGAATGATTCAGTAAGGGGGCTTCTACCGTCTGATGCTCAATGGGCTGACCGGAATTGAACCGGCGACCTCTCGATTATTATCGAGTGCTCTAACGCTGAGCTACAGCCCCACCAGACCTCGAAGCCCCTTTCCTGTACAACTTTCTCCCCTTCGGAGCATCGCAGAACGGTATCCAAATCCCGCCCTGCCTCCAGTCCGTCTCCACCGGACACCTTAGCAGCCTTGTTTATCCGGGGGGCCCTCAGACTAAGTTAGACTCGGAAAGGCAATCAATCTGCGAACAGATGTGTATCCTCAGGTCCGAGACCTAGCCCAATGCCCCGCCCACAGTGGGGCTAAGCTTTGTACGTTCTCAACGTCCCTTTGACAGACACCACCGGAGGTCTTCCGAAGGCCGAAACTCCAACCCTCAGGCCCTAAGAGCCTCGAAGTCCTGCGATTGGCTTGCGCAGGGTGCGTCCGTTCCGTTACTCCTCAGGGAGAAACCTTACAAACTTGCTAGTTGATGGAGAAATCCCCCATCAGGGCTCCCGCCCATTGATACATTATGTCGTCAGCGGAATTACCTTGGACAGGTTCTCCAATCCGCTGCTCGGCACACTTGTCTTGCCCGCAATAGCTCACCCCAAGGCTGGGATGAACTATCGCCGCGCACCTTCCGCAGGCACAAATCTCCAGCGGAATCACGCCTTGCCCTCGACACACCTGACACGGCGGGTCGATGACCTTGGCCTGCACGAGAGTCGGGAATCCCCGTCCTGCACAGGCCGGACACCTGACAACCTCTGGGGTCCCAGCTACGAGACCGGCTGCTTGCTGTTTGCCACTCTTTCTGCCAACTGCGACCATCTCGAACACCTCATAGCGTCGTGGCGGGACCTATCCAAGTCCCAGTTGCTTTCAAGGTTATGAGGGTCTTTCACCAAGGCCCCCACGCCCCCTTCAATGCCTCGCCAGAACGAAAATTTGTTGCTCTCAAGGCTCCCGTGATACATCCCCTGAAACCGATAGGTCACGCATTTCTCGTAGGCCTCTTTGTGCTGGGCCATGAACTTGCGTGCTGTTCCTGCATCCGTGCGGGTGATTATCTCCGCTACTTCCTTGGGGTCATACTTGAACAACACGGGAAGCACTCCCCGCGTTCCCACTCGGCAAGCGATTCTTCCCAGCTCAAAAGCAAGTTGATAGATGGCAGGATGACACAGCCCTGCGGAGCTAAGGGTTCGGTACTCAAGTCCATGAGCTGGCATCCGGAACTCTCCGGGAAGTCCATACAACGCCCTCCGTCTTGGGTCATCAATTCCTTCCATCAAGGCCACGAACGGCAGCCCCACAAGCACATCCAAGGCCCTCACCACATTGCGTGCGTGGTAGGGAATCTGCAGCATCGGGTTACCGAAGTGCAAATGAAACCCTGCTGGCCGAATGGTGACCTCCGTGTGGTCATCCGGCAGCACCGTGCTCAGTCCATGCACATTCATGCTCGGACTGCATCCAAACTGTGTGAACTTCTTGTCGTACTTCTTCAGGGTCTCGGTAGGAACCTCAATCACCGGCTCCAGCACCAGCTTGGCCTTGGGGTCCACATTCCGCGCCCTGCGCAGAACCTCCATCAATCCTGCCCTGCACGAGGTGGTCTGCCCGTCGATACACCCTCCGGAGTAGGTAGTAAACTCCGCCTGAAAGCCATCCCAGAAGGGCGACTCGTACCCACTACTCCCCTGCTTCGGCCCCAGAAACTCAAACGCAGGCAATAAACTCCCATCTCCCTTGCGTACAAAGACCTCTGGGTCCGTGCCCAAACTCACGCCCATGCCCAGATGATTGATAATTGTGGTCACCCTGTTCTGGTCAGCCATCTGCTTACCGACTCGCTCAAGGAGAAGTTCCACCATCTTCCCGTTGAGCACCTTGACCGGGGCCTCAGGTGGAAAATCCCTGACATTCCACTGCCACGAGTTCAGCTTCTGGCCTTGCCAGACATCCATGCTCACCAGCTTCCCTCGCGGAAACATCCGGCTCGCATCCACATGCACCACCCGCGCAAGCTCCTTGCTCGGGTACAACTCAATCGACATCCCCGGCTCTACCTGAGCCATCGTCGACATATCGCCTTTGTACGAGACGACTTTCATCACCCCTCCAAGCTGCCCTCATCAGACAGCAAAAGCCCCCTTAGGAAAAAACAAATGCGAGGGAACATGCGCAAACGGAAGCGGGGGATTTGAACCCCCTACCTTGCCAGCCACCTTTCGGAGGCCGTCGCTGGTTTCTTATCCAAAGAAGTATCCGTCTACTACACCACTCGCAGAGGCTTCAAGTACTACAGAACTACTGTTCTTCTTCTTGTGCCGACAACGCCTTCAACTGTATGTCCAACTGCAGGCTGTCATACTCATAGAATGCCGCCCTGCGCACTCTCTGAGGCACGCTGTCCATGTGCGTGATGGCCGACAGAATCTGAAGCTTGGGAGGCTCGTTTTCCGCCAGCTCCACCTCCTGCACAAACCTCAGGTCCTGCGGGTTCTTGGCTTGCAACCGTGCAATCGCCTTGACCCGTGCCGTGGGTCGCAGGAACGTGTCCTTGGGATTACAGATAGACAGCGCGAACTTCACGCTCTTGCCATCCTCAGACCTCTTCGGAGCCACACAAGCCAGTGGCTGTCGGTGTTGGTTGCGAATGTAAAACACCCGCTGTTCATTCTTCTTGTCCGAGGTGGCCTCGGGCGTTGAGACGTTCATATTGCTCCTCCGTTAGAATCCTCGTACCGCAGTGAATACAATTCCAAGAGAACGTCTGCGTGCCGTCCTCCCAATAGATGGCCCCGGCTTCGCAAGGCAACCCGTAAAACTCCTCGTCTTGAGACTCACAGAATGGGAACTTCTGTCCGGTGGCTAAGTCCACCGTACTCCACTGCCCTCCGGGGTAGTACTTATACCCTTGGGGTGCTCCCTGCTCGTTGAGTCTTGCAACAAACCTGCGCTTGAGCATTGTGGAAGTGGGTGCATGGACAGCCTTGGACGGTGCAAGCAAATCGGTTCCAATGATGGGCATGTTCGTCATAAGTGTGTCCACAATCACAGGGCTTCAGTGGGGTGCTCATCATAAACCTCCGTCAAACCCACACTCTACACAAGGGTAGCTTTTAATGGTGGTATGACAGTTCTTGCAACTCGTGCTCCGCTCGGCGGCCAACCATCGCTCTACAAAATCCCAGACGTAGAGCTTCTTGCCGCTTGGTTGTGCGACGAACATCAGGGGTTCGACGTTCGGGCAGTTCTTTCGGAACCACTCTTCAAAGAGCTGCTGCGTCGGCTGCGCCGATTGCGGGGCGGCGGCCTTCGGCTTGCACGGACAATGCTTCTCACAGCGATGGCATTCCACATGAATCAGCGCAGCGTGCTGTCCAGAGCAAGCAGGGCAATACTTCGCCACCTCATCCGACACTTCCCAACGGATGTACTTGTCCAGATTCGGCAGAAGCTGGCGCAACTCGAACACCGCTCCACAGCCTTCCTCAAAATCGGCGTTCTCGGCTATGCCGACTAGCTCCAGAGCTTTGTCGCTCACTTCAAAACAGCGATCACAAACCTCATCGGCGGGCGCGGCCTCCACGACGGAGCTGATGGGGTGGGCGGCCTCGACTTCGCGCATACAGTCGATGATCGTCTTGAAATCGCGGACGAGTGCCATCTGCTTGTCTTCCATCTGGATTACGACTCGACGCGCATCTCGAATCGTTCGGCACTTTTCTAGGTTCGGCAGATATTCGCGGCGAGCAATCTTTGCGGTCAGATTTGTAAGCTGCGTGATGAAGTGACGCAATCGGCTCGGCTGCTCCTGCTTGTCTACGTCCGAGAGAGCGGCGAGGATGGCGCGTTGAATCGTTGGCCGCATCCATTCTGGAAATACTTCGGCGTGCTTCTTGGCAATAGCTTCTCTGTTAGCGGTCATGCGCGGCTCCTTAAACCCTCCAGAGAGCCCCCAAGGTCGTTCACCCTCAGGGGCCTTCCTGCAAGGCTTAGTCCTGCTTCTGCAGGTTCATCGGGACGACAATGTTCAACCCTCCGGAACCACTACCTGTCCCACCCTGTATCGTGGGCACTGAGCCGTTCCAGCGGTCAACAGCTTGCTGTTGAATGTCCAACTTCCTCAGGGTCAACAGCCTGTCGGTAACGCTATTGGCCAAGACGGTATTCGCCTTCGCCTCACCCTCCGCACGTGCAACACGTGCTTTCGCCTCGCCTTCGGCAGCAGCTATCTGCTTGGCCGCCTCCGCTTGCGTGGCCCGCAGCTCGTTCTCTTTCTGCTGGGCCGTCTGAATCGCGGTCTGCTTGTTCAGCATCGCCTCTTGATAACTCTGAGGCAACCGTGGGGTCTCCAAGAACCCGAACTGGTCAATCACCACACCTTCGTTGGTGACTTGCTCGTTTATCTTGGTCTTGACCTCATGTAAGAAGTCGCTCAACTTCGGGCCGTTGATGTCATCCACGCCGTAGTTCGCAGCCACCTCATTAAACGCATCTCGGGCGATATTTCTCAGAATCCCATGCGTGAAATGATTCAGGTCATCGGAGCGATACTTCACGTAGAAGTGCGGCACCTTGTCCTGTTGGATGTAGTAGCTCAAGCTCACATCCGCCTTGATGATGACGCCTTCCTTGCTCTTGAAGGTCATCTCCTCATTCGCGTCTGAGCTCTCCTTGCTGCCCGTCCACTTGGCGGTCTGCACGAAGGTTGGATACTCCAAGATGCTCGTGGCAAACGGGTTGTAGAACACCCATCCGGTACGCACCGGGATGTCCTGCACGCCGCGCTGCGTGCCTGCCAGCTTGACCTCCAACCCCACATGCCCGGGGCCGATACGAGTCGCTCCGCAGCCAGTAAGCATCACGCTCACCACCAGCAGAACAACCATCACCAGAAAGTTAAACAGCTTCTGTTTTCTCATGTCTTTCCTCTTTCTTGATAGGACTCTTGAGAGTCCACTCAACCAACTTGCTCACGAGGAGCGGGGTTGCCATGAACAACCCCAGCCCCAACGCGAACAAAACCGTATCTGGCTGATTCATCAGTCCGAACGCATAGTTCAGCATGACCATCGCCAGCAGCACAAGCAGCAACATCTTTGTGCCAAACCAAATCCACGTACTAAGCTTCATCGACGCTCTCCTCTACCTCATAGACCGCATTCTCCATGGCTTGCATGAGCTTGCTCGCCTTGTTCTTGAAGTCTTGGTCAGTCGCTTGTTTCTTGCCTTTCTCAATCATGACCTTGAGGTTCTGCACGGTCTCATCGACCCCGCGTCTCATCACAGCCACACTGATAAACAGCTCCTTCAAGAACGCGAGCGTGAAGCCATCCGAGACCGTCGTAAGCGTCTCCAACATCTCATCGCTCAGTTCTCCGAAGCTCTTGAGATACTCCCTACGAGCATCCGCACTCGGCTTTCCAACCTCGTGCACCTCATCAAACCGACTCGGGCGGCTCATGTACCTTGGCGGCAGCTTACTCAAGTAATTGGTCGTGGCCAGATGAATCACCCCGTCCACTTGGTCTGCGCCATCGAGCACACTCAACAACGTGTCATCCGAGGTGGCATAGCGCAACACCTCAAGGTCCTCCATGATGTTGACAAACAACCGCGTGGGGTACTGCTTGCGGAGCAACTTCATCAACGTGAACCGTGCGTGCATGTCCTGTCCCGAGAACACCACCGCATCGTGCTTCTGTACACACGCATCGGCAATCTGATAGCAGGTCACCGTCTTGCCTGTCCCCGGCTCGCCATGCACCAACACACCCCTCTTGTAGAGAATCCCCAGCGTGGTGTACTTCTCGCGCAGCTTCAGCCACGTCTCCACGCCTTCAATAATCCTGTTCGTGACCCCTGACGGCATACTGCGATGCACATCCTTGACCGGCTTCTGGGGCACCAAGCATGGGCCCACTCCGTAAGGCAGCATACTGGTATACACCCCCGCCGGAATATGCTTCACCACATCCCCTGTGGGCACATACATCTCCCCGAGCTTGCGCCAGTTGTTCGTGTGTACCTTCTCGATGTTCTCTTGCTGTTGTTGTGCCACCTAGTTCACCATGTCCTTCTTTGGCTCAACGCCCTGTTGCGGGGGAATCTTACGCACCTGCGTATACCCCACCTCACCCATCGGGAACTTCATCACCTTCCCGTCAGGCTTACAAATACATCTCCACCCCACCGGCATCTCCCCGGGGAGAATCACGGTAGTGGCAACATTCAAGCCCTTGACCACCGGAGCCAGCGCCTGCGGGTCTTTGTTGACCAGCTCCCCTTTGAGGTTCTTAACCACGATAATCACCCCACCATGCCCCGCGTGCTTGATGAGTTCTTTTTGCTTGCGCACCCTACGGAACGCAGCAATCGCCGCTAGTGTTGCTTCAAACATCATTTCACCCGAAGGAACTTGTTCTTGCCCTTCTTTTCCCTTTCCTTGCGTTTCTCGTCAACCTTTTGATGGTCTCTCCACCAGTCCCACAACTCTTGCGAGAAGTTGCTCCTAGAAGTCCCACAGCTCTCATGGAGTTTCATCGACTCACACAGGAGCCTCGTGAGCTTCTGTACCTTGACACGATTCTCTCGGTTGTCCTCATCCACTCTCGGGTCATAACACGGCATAGAGCCCTCCACCCAACAAAAAAGGGCAGCCCCCGAAGGAGCTGCCCCTACCGTTTCCGGCGTTTGTTGAATTGTCAGAGCTGTCTGTCCATCACCTCTTGGAGCGTGTGCTCTCCAAAGTACAGGTCGCGTTCTATGGCTAGCCCGCCCACTGTCACCTCTTCCAGCTCACTCAAGGTAAAGTACCCCAGCTCATTCTCAAAGCCCCGCACAAAGCCAAAGAACAGCCAGTCCCCGTTATTCTGTGGTTCCCCTTCCGTGACATACCACGTCCAGTTCCCCGCAGGAAAGAAGAACTTCACGAGAACTTTCACATTCTCTGGCTTATCCTTCTCATGCGAATACAACGGATGCTGTCGGAGCTTCGCTTCGAGTTCCTTGGTCAGCAATCGCATCGCTAACCCCTTTGAGGCATCTGGAGGATACGTCTCACGCCCCCTTCACCTCGGCAGCTAGTCACATGCACCGTCATCCACCGCCAGCGATTCCAATACGGAATCTCCCGTGGTGGCCTGATGTGGCACCGTGGACACTCATTCCTCAAGCCCCAGCTCCGCCCTACTCGCAGCGGACGAAAGGAGTTCCGAAACTCCCTCGGCAACAAGTGAGTAAGGTAAGCCACTCCTTCGCGCTGATTCGTTGATGAGTTCCTCGCACCGCCCGAACGCATAGCTGATTGCGGTCTTCGCTTTGCTGTCTTCAGCTTGCGCCTGACGGGCATTAGACCTCACCCCGCGAATGGCCTCGGTTTTCTTGGGAGTGAACTTCGGCATCCCGTGGCCCTTGCGTCGCTTGTGCATGTGCAGGCTGAACGCGGGATTCTTGCCTTTGCCTACAAACGTGCACCCTTTGTAGCCGCAGACAAGCCCCCCGGTGGTTCCAACCGACACGACTGGTTGTTCTGTTGTTGACATTCATTACTTCCCTTTCTGGCACGCTAGCTAGACGCACCACAATGAGGAGGAAGTCGCCCTCCTCCCCCATGTGCTGAGTCAAACGTACGCTCAGGATTTTACTGAAACCTCTCGAAGTTGTCCTCGTCCCAGACATCGAGGTAAAACTTCTCGCTTCCCAGTTTGACAATCAAGAACGGGTCGTGCCTGCGGAGCCATTCCCTACGCTCCTCGGCTTCCCGTCGCCTGCGTTCAGAGCCGGTCTCATGCTTGATGAGCACCTCACCCAGCTCCTCCACCGCGAACTCAGCCGCTGCACATTCCTTCTTGATTTGCACCGCCATGCTCAAGGCCGTTTCCGGAATGAACCCAGTGTATCCCACCAAGCCCACCTCCCGCCATCTCAGCTCTCGCTTGTAGGAGTAGACCTTGTCTACCAACAAGCACAACGCAAGGATGGTCGAGACCACCGTAGCGCCGATGTAGGTTCCCGCCAGCGCAGCCGAGAAACCATACAAGCCCATGAGCTGCCCTGCCAGAGCCAGCCCACACGCTACGACCGCATTGGTAAAGACCCCGGCGTAAAAGTACGTGCTCTTACGCACAAAGCTCTTTTCCTTGCTCGCCTTGTAGGTCTTGACCTTGTTCTCATTCAAGGGCTGGATGTCCAGCTTCTTGAGCACAGCCGCGAGCGTCCCGTACGTGGGAAGCGGCCCCGGCATGTTGCCGTATTTGTCAATCTTGAACAGCTCCCTCGCGTCCTTCATCAGCTCCGCACGAAGCTGGAGGATGCTGTCTGAGGCCACCGTGGCCAGATTGACCTTCGAGCTACGCACGCTCTCAATCGTCAAACTTTCTTTCATGTTCCCTCCTGTGAGAAGTTTCCCCCCACACGGGGTGGCACAAGCCTACTGGGGTTGCTCAACTCCGAGAAAGGGAAACAAACGCGGAGGAGCGGCAACGCTCTATCGCCAGAGCTTGCCTAGACCTGTACCACCCCGACTAGGGGGAAACCCTAGTCCTGACAACCGAGCCAGATGTTCAAGCCACCAATAGCCAGCAGCATAAACCCAAACGCCCAATCGCCTATCGAGAGGTGATAACCGCCCAACACGAGCAGTATCACCCCCACGATGAAATTCAACCACAACACCAGCCCAAAAACGTCACTGTGCTCAGTATTCACGGATTTGTACCGGCCCTTGGGGCTCTGCCTTGTAGGTAGGCATCTGCTCTGGAGCCCACCCACAATGCGTTCTAGCTACTTTCCTGAGTTCAACCGTCTGTCGGGCCAGTGCCACAGCCTGATAGTGGTTAAAACACAGCACCACGAACAAACAACTTACCAGAAACCAAAACATGCTCTTGCTCATCAGTCTTTCGTCATCAACCAGATGACCCCCCAAAAGAAAGCCCAACCAAAGGCCCCATTGCACAGGCACACAATCCCGACAATCAGTGCTATCAGGTTCATAGCCCCTTCAAGGCCTCCTTGACCAACTCCATCTTGGCCTTGAAATACTCCTGCACAATCTCGACGCTGTACGGAATCAGGTACGGACTCACCCCGTACAACACAAACAAATCTCTGAGCTGCGTGTAGCTCTCCCAGATGAGCTGCGCTCGCTTGCCTTGGCCGTTTTCGCACGCCCTTTCGAGCATGGCAATCACCTTGTCGGCATCCTCAAGGCTCCGAGTGACCTCGGCTTTGTAGCGCTCCTTGACATGATGCACGGCGTTGCGTGGAAGATTCAGGGCAAATTCCTTCTTCCCATGAAACTCCCCGTTCATCTCGCGTTTGGCTTCGACTACTGTGTACATCTTAGGCTTTCACCTCCTGCGGTTTGAACACGAGAGCTGCGTTCTCCCGGATAATCTTAGCAATCTCGGGGAAGGTATAGTCGCTGGCGTCGTTGAGTTGCGCTAGAGAGTAGACTCTGAATCCCTTGATGGTTGCATCTGGCTGGTACCGCACAAGCATTCGGGCTTGCGGCACGACTATGTGGGTGTCACCGAAGAGGTGTTTGTTCAGGTCGACTTTGGTCTGGTCTACAAACCGCCCTTCTTGGCAGTTCAGCCCCAGAAACTCCTGCACTTTTTTAGGAGCGAATGAGGCTTCGCCGCCGAACACCTTCCGCCACTTATACGTGGCCCCCTCACTCTCTTCCACCTTCAACTCCACACCTTTCACGATTGCCACCTCGCAGCCTACCCCGAGGCAGCAGTAGTGGAACTTGTTTGTATTTCTGTCAAGCCTAGCGAGCGCACTTGTGCCCCGCTCGTACTCCCCAGACTCAAGAGCTTGCAACCACGCCTCTTGAGCTTCGGTCAATTTGTGTTCCATAGTTTCCCTTTCATGGAGCTTTCTAGAGGCTCCGTAGGACAATGGGAACAAACGCTAGCCGGGGGTTTACTTTTTCGAGAAGTATCCGACTGCTTCACCACATTGCCCTACGCAGCCCCTAGGAGCTGCGCGTCCATCTCAGGCCGCAACCGCAGCTTGAGCGTTTACAACCTCTTCAGCCCTCTGTGTGAAGGCTGTCTTCTCTTCCGAAGTGAGCGCCTTCCAGAACGTGGTCAGCTCGCTCATCTCCACCTTACGTCCTCCATCCAACTCGAAGAACGCCTTGATTGCTCCGATGCCTTTGCGTGGTTCCATAGGCTCCTTGCCCCTAAGGGGGCTTGTTAAGGTCTGATGTTATTCGAGGACTTCAGCACTGTCCCCTTCACCGAATCTCACATTGGCCCCACGAGCCAGCGCCTCTCGGCCTTCGGCCCTGCTCGTTTGCTTCCACTTCAACAGCCTTCCGGGCTCCTCGTTTGAGCCCCCTACCATTGTGCGTCTACCCCTGTAGGGAACCTCTGTAAGCCCTTGCTTGGTGCTCTGCACTAGCTTGACCAGCTCACCCTCAGAGGTCTCCTGCCATTTCCCTTGAGACCTCCGATAAATCTTGCCGTCATCTCTTGCCTGCACCACGATTGATGTCTTGCGTGCGTGCTCAAAGTCTTGCAGGTCTAACCTCGTACGTAGAAGTTTCCCTTTGCATTTCCTTTCAACATCATCACACTGATTGCGGAGCGTGTTATATCTCAGCCCGTCAATCTTCTTGGCCACGAGCAACCTATTCAGCTCAGCCCTGACGCTGTCTAGGTGCATCATGTCCTCTTCAAACATAGACCTCGTGTAAATCGCCATCGTCAGCAGCTCCCCCTGCTAGCTCAGACAGCGCTATAGTTTGGGCTATTTCCCCAGCATTAGGATTCCCCGGTAGCTGCCGTTGAACCCACGTTTTGAGTTGGCTCATCCGCCAGTCCTGCCAGCCTTTCGGCAGCCGTTTGATGAGCGTATCCGCGACGTGTTGCCTTACGAGTGGGTGAATACCGTCCATTACGTCCCCTTTCGCACAAGCACGGGCTTGGCTGGTTGCACGCCGTGCACGTCCGTCCTGTGTTGCGCATGTTCCCCTTTCTTCGGCCAGCTCTCCACATCCCTGAGCTCGACCGCTACAGCTCTCAACAAAACCTGTTGCTTGATGAGGTCCCGATAGACCTCACATTGCTTGTGAATCGTGACAGGGTCATCTATCTCCGTGTCATACTGAATGGCCACTTTCATCTGGACGCGTCTCATCGCCACGCTCCTACGGCCCTCAGCTGCTCGATCCGAGCCATCTGGTCTTGGAGCTTGACCATCTGCAAGAGACTCTTGGTGTACAACGTAATGGCAGGCGTATCAAACGTCTTCCCATCCGTCATAGCCAGCATGTTCATGAACCTGTAGAGCTGCCATCTGTTGGTCTCATCCATGGGCAGCCTCCGTAGGAAGCGCCTCGCTCATGGCCTTCAGGTTGGCTCTGAACATCTCGGTAAACAGCTCGGTGCTCACTTGCCCGTTTGACAAGTCTTCGAGCAAGGTGCTGTTTTTGCCATGAATGTCCGACAGGACACCCAGCACTTTTTCGTTCATTGAATTTCCCTTTCAATTGAAGTGTGCAGCAACTACCCCAGTTTCTACACCCTCTTCTGGACTACCACTGGAACCCAGAAGGAATCGTAAACACCTCCGGTGAATCCTTAAGGAACTTAATACAGCGTGTGTATAGCTCAGCCACTCGCCCTTTCGAGGAATAGTGACTGTCATTCCACACGCCTACTGAGTCCCCCGGCATGAGCGACAAATCTCGGAACTCCCCTTGGCGCTTGAGATACTCCAGCACCCTCCAAGGACTCCCGAGAGTCACGCCATGATGATACGCAATGTGAGTCAGCATGAGCTGAACACAGTAGGGGCCGCAATCCTTCGTGCTCAGCGACCCCTCCCGCTTGTGTCCATACTGCAACAAATGCCCCAGCGCCAGCTCAAAGACCTTCACGTACCCTTGTTTTTCGTGTTCTGTTGCCCAAAGGTACTCGGCCATGTCAAGCTGCCTGCCTTTCGTTCTTGTAGACCCGCTTGGGCGGTTTCTTGCGGCTCTTGTAGTACTTCTTGACCTCGTCCTCACCCACGAGCAATTCAGCCTTGCCCATGAGCACGGTCTGGAACGTGAGCCTGTCCCAGCTCTCGTTCGCCTCACCCACGAGTTTGTGTTTCCTCATGAGCACGTCCACAAAGCGGTCAATGGCCTCAGGGCCATCTCCATTCCTCGGGGCTCGCTTCTGTTGCATCGCCACGTAGAGGTCAACTTTCGCCTCCCGTGCTCTAGTAGCGTATCTCTTACGCACCGGCATTGGTGGGCTCCTCCTCCTGAACAGGGCTGCTCAGGTCTACGGGTTGATTGACTACGACCTTCAGATTGCTCTGAAGAATCTCTTGGTTGCGCTTGCGGCGTTCCATTTGGGCCCAAGCCTTCTGGCCCTTGATGGCCATGAGCCTGCGCTCCTCGGGCGTGTAGTGGCTCAATACCCTCGTGACCACTCCCCTCGCCCACTCAGTACCCCGCTTGGAGCAAGAGTAGCAATACCTCTCACCCTTACGTGGAGTACCATTGCAACTGAGGGTCTTGCAACTCCCCTGTTGCTCGTTGGTTCTCTGTGACATGTTTTCTTGCGTGTTCCCCTTTGGGAGCTTGTTTGGCTGCTCCGTAGAGGACAGGGTGACTCGCTAAGCCCAGACATACTCACAGGCCGCTATCTGTGACGTTCCCTACCCCCTACGCAGGAGCCAAAACCCCTGCGCTTGCGTCGTGCTAGGCCGATACCTTGGCCTGCTCAACTTGTAACAACTCGTCCTTGACTGCGCTCTTATGCTCTGCTGGGAGCGACTGATACGCTTTCCTCAGCTCATTCAAGAGCCTGCCAGCCTCGGCCAGCCTCACACTCTTCTGGAGGGTATCGCTTGACCAAATTAAGCTCATGCGTGCCCCCAAGAGCTCGTGTCGAGGGCTGCCAGCATCGCCCCCACACAAATCTCACAGCGTGTGCCATACTCAGGCCACACGTTCACCTCTAGGTAAAAGCTCGCATCCCCTAGAAGCATCATCGGTTGCCCGTGCTCACACGCTCCCATGCGCTCGACAAGCCCCATCAGCGCCACATCACACGCTCCTACAGCCAGCATCATGATGCACTCAAACGGACTCGTCCCCTCGGGCAGGGCCTCAATCCCTCCCCGTTCGGATGCCGCGTGCCAAAACCCAGCGTCAGCCTGTAACAGCTTCTCGTAGGTCTCTTGCGTGGTCTCTAGAACTATCACGTTCGTTTTCCCTTTCCCATGCACTCCCAGTGTGCATGAGTCAACGCTCCTAGAGCGCTCACTCACCCGCACTGTACCTACCACACGAAAAACAAAAAACCCGAGGGCATCAGCCCCCGGGTTCTACAGGGCCCTAAGCCGTCGGGAGTTCGATGCCCGCGTTCTTGGCCCACTCGGCGATGGCCGCCTTCTGGGCTTCCGGACTCAGGTTCTCGATGGCTTTGTTGATGGTCTTGAGAGCACGACGCTCTTTGGCGTTGCCAGCACCAGCTTCGACCTCGAAGTAGTTCACGTTGACAGTGACCTGTCTACGGAACTTCCCCTTGCTCCCATCCGGCTTCGCCATCTCGATGAGCTGGCCTTCCTCGGAGAGATTGTACTGCTGGGTTCTCGTGGTCTTGTAAGCTTTCCCATTGGTGGAAGTCTTCCAAGGCAAGGTGTTGGGGTCAATGCTGTCTGTCATCTCAGCAACCAAAATCTCGTCAAACATGTGTTATCTCCTTTGTGTTGAGGAATACTGTACTCTTGAATCGTAACTCAACAGCCGAATTCCTCGCCGCCTTAAAGGGCAATTCGACTGCCAAGCGGCGCAAGTCGCTGAAAACAGGGCACTTGGGCGCCGAGGCGAAGAAAAGGCGAAACAAAAATCGCTTCTCGCGTACGTGTAGCGTAAGTGCATGATAATAAACCAGTACCCTAGAACCGGGGATTCTCGGCAAGTTGTGTATTATCTTACCGCGCTGTAGTTTCCGCAACCCTCTTGTACGTTTACTTGGCAGTCAAATGGGTGCCCCCTAACGGATTATCAAAAATCGACTTTTCGCTAAGTCATTCATTCTAAAGGGGTGCCTCTGAACCTCCCTTGGGTCCCTGAAATGGGGGTCTGGAGCCTCCAGAGGGGGCTTTTGAGGTCTGATGGGAGAGATGTCTGAAAGTTGTCTACGTAGAATCAACGACTTACGAGCCGTTTTGTGACACTTTTTGGGCTATCTGGTGCAAATAAAGCACTTAGCCAAAATGAGGCTGTCAGCCTCTAATATCAATAATACCCCCCTCCCCCCCCCCTCCCCCCCCCAGAGTCATCTTATATAGGAAGTCAAAAATATCCCCCTATAGGGTAGTACCCCCCTAGGTTATGTACTTATAAAGGGCCTGACAAAGGTGACATTTGGGAGGGATATTCCCCATCAGACAAAAAAGCCCCCTGAGGGACGTTAGGGTCCCAAATATATTTGGAGCCTCCTGTAATGTTTTGGAGCCTCAAGACGTCTAATATATACGCGTACGCGTATATGGCCAAAAAGCAAGCCTCAATTGACGGACAAGAAGAGAGTTGGTTCCAACGAGCCGCTAGAATTGTCGTGCGTCAGGAGGTCCCACTTCGGCACGCCTGCTCGGAACTCAAGATTGACGTGACCAGCTCCGAGGCGGAAGCCATCTACAAGTCGGAAGCCTTCCAAAAAGTGCTCCAAGTCGAGCGCATGAGGTTCGCCAAGGAGCTCGCCAACACCCCCGGGCGAGACAAACAGTCGGCTATCGGGCTTCTTTACCTGCTAGTTCAGAAACTCATCGAGGAAAAGCAGTGGGAAAAGGCCGTGAATGCCCTTGAGAAGCTCATGAAAGCCGAGGGCTGGACGGGCCAAGAAGGCAATATCAACGTCTTTGCGGGGCTTTCGGCCAAGGAATACGCCGAACTGATGAAGGAAGTCGAGAATACGGATGAGCGAGAGACTGGAACAGGCGAGGGAACTTCTAAAACGAGCCTCCAGTGACAAAGAAGCGGCAGCGCTCATCAAATACCACGCTAAAAAGCACAAAGACAACAACTATGTGCAGTATTGGACGCCCACCGAGGCGCAGAAGCCGCTAATTAAGCAATTTACCCCGGATGTCAAGATATTTGCCCTGCTCGGAGGAAACCGAAGCGGAAAAACAGAGCTGGGAGCGGTGCTTGCCACCGTATGGCTCCTCGGAAAAGAGTACTTCCGCAACACCGACCTCTGGGAATTTGTCAAAGACCTCCCAGTTCCGGAGCCACCCAATAACATCTGGGTGGTCGGACTAGACTTTCCCACCCTTCGGGATGTCATCTGGCGTGAAAAGCTCCGACATGGCCGTGAACACGCAGGCCTCCTCCCAAAAGACGACACCGTCATCAAGAAGGTCTCGGACTCGGAATATCAAGTTTTCGCAACCAATGGCTCTATCCTCACCGGCAAGTCGGCTGACTCCGGTCGAGAGAAGTTTCAGGGTGCCTCAGTAGACCTCGTCTGGATTGACGAGGAGCCAGAAGTGGATGTGTTTGATGAGTGTTATCAGCGAACCATCGACTGCGCGGGCAAATTACTGCTTACTCTCACGCCCCTTACTGATATTAGCTCTGGCGTTAGAATCCCTTGGGTCTACGACCTCTACGAGGAAGCCAAGGAAGGCAAAAAGGACGTTAAGTTCGTTAGCCTGTCGGTTCTGGACAACCCTTTCGTCCCAGACACGGAAAAGGAAAAGCTCCTAGAGAAGTGGAAAGGTCATCCGGAGGAGAAAGCTCGCCTCTACGGGGATTTCGTACAGCGCTCCGGGTTGGTCTACAACATGTGGAACAAAGAACGCCACATGATTCGGCCCTTCCCAATTCCGAAAGACTGGAAAAGGGTGGTCTCGATTGACCCTGCAGCCACTGGCACCACAGCCGCTGTCTGGTGCGCCTTTGACCCCAAAGGCAACATGTACCTCTACCGGGAGTACTACGACCGGGACAAGGTGGTTTCCGAGCACGCCAAGAGTATCCTGCTCCGCAATGTCGGGGACCCAGTCGATATCTGGCTAATTGACCCCAAGTGGGGCGCTCAGCGCAACGCAGCCGACCACAAACAGAATTTCATGCTCTACCGAGACGCGGGGATTCCCGTGAGACTCGCGGAGCTCGACGAAAGTTACGGCCTCAATGTGAGCCTAGAGTACATGAATGCGACTCTAACCGCAGGCTCCCGCCACCCCAAGGTCTACGTCTTCAACGACCTTCACAACTTCCGTCAAGAGATTGAGCACTACGTCTGGGATTTCTTCTCCAAAGGAGACCAGAAGGGGCTCAGCAAAGACAAACCTCGCAAGAGGTCTGACCACCTGATGAACGCGTTTCAATACGCGTGCGTCGGGAAGTACCGAGGAAAGGGAGAAATCTCCACCGACCTCAAGCAAGCTAGGGAACAATCTCAGCTTAACTCATACACATAAAGGAAAAACAATAAAATGGCAATTACTGGTGGAAACCTTGCTGCAATTACAGGTGGCACTATCCCGTCTGGCGGCTCGAACGTGGTCGTCGTGAACTCCGGCGCAACCGGGGGCGAGGCCAAGATTATCCGTGGCACCGCGACCTTCGTGGGCGACGGCGCTGCTTCAACCGCAAACCTCAACTTCATCGACGGCACTTTGACGCTGCCCTTCACCCCGGGCTCGATTCTGTTTAGCCGTACGGGTGGCACTGCGACCGCGACCATCACCGCGACCAACATCGCAGTGACCGATGCGTCGAAGGCGGCTGTGACCTTCTCGGCGGCTCCAGCCAACGCTGCGACCGTGATTCTGGCTGTCGAAATCCGTCCGTAAAAGGGGTCTTCGGAGGACTCATGAAAACTTCCAAATGCGCGGGGCAGCATACGATTTTCGTGGCCGAGGTGGTGGCAGTGGAAAGCTCCGGGATGGTCTACGTACTCACCGTATGTACCTCCTGTGACTACGCCAACTGTCATGCTTTCAAGGTCTCAAACGAAAAGGCCGCCCTAAGGCTACTCAAAGAAGAAAAGAGCAAATAAATGAGCACTTTCAAAGACGTAACCCTGCACTTCAAGGATGTCGTGCAGAACTCCGACCTGATGGTCAAGGGCATTCGCTCGGGCAGCATCACAGTTGACCCAGCCAACTTGACCGCGCAGACCTCGGCAGAAACTCAGGTGACCCTTCAGGGCATCGAGTCAGGCGATGTGATTATGCTGAACGTCCCGGCTTCCCTTGAAGCGGGATTGGCCTTCAGCGGCGTCCGCGTCTCGGCTGCCAACACCATCCAAGTCCGACTCTCGAACGTGACCGCCGGTGCAATCGACGGCGCTTCGCGGAGCTGGAGCTATCTGTATTTTGATTTGACCTAATGACAAGCTGGATTCTTGCAGGTTTAGTGTTTCTTGGCGTTCTGCTCGACGGAGCGCTGAGTTTGAAGAGACTAAAGGCTCGCGGGGTAGACGCGGAGAGAAACCCTCTTATACGCAAAGCCTGCGAGAAATTCGGCCTCCTGCCGGGGATGCTCCTCGGTTTGGTTGCGCCGTGGGTGGTGATGTTAATCCTGCTCGCGGCTTTTCATTGCGATAGAGTTATCAGCTTCTGGCTGGGCGTTCGGACGCTTTGGGCAGTGTTTCAAATTGACTCTATGCGCAATCCACAAGTGTAGGGGGCTGCTAACCCCGCCCTGTCCTCCGAGCGGCTCCCTGCAATTTCTAGGAGATTCCTATGCCCCGCCCAGTTCGCGCAAATGAGAACCCCGGGACCCACGTGAAAGCCTCAACGGGAGGCTCCCACGCCGTCACGGCGGCAGGTCACTCCGGACACACCTTGACGGTTTACGCCGACAAAGCTGTGTACTGCGAGACCCACGGCGCTTTCGTCGCCTCTGACGACATTCTCAATAAAAATTTACTCTAATGGCCTACTCCGACAAAGACCGTGAGCTGTTAGCTCAACTCGCTGAAGACCCCTCCAAGGTTCCCGTGATGTGCGAAGAACACTTCTACATTGGGGACATCAAAGCCATGCCGACCAAAGGCTGTGCGAACTGCTGGAAAGCGTATTACTTCACCCAGCTCGCAAACACGCCACCCTCCCAGCACAAGCAGTTCATGGAGGAACTAGAGATGGTGGTTCGGAAGCTCGTTGAGACGGTCGAACGACGGAAAGGCGAAAAGAATCCTCTAGGCTTCGAGCTCTACGAACATCCGGAAATCGAGATTGAAAAGGACGCTTGGCCGGATAAAGAGGAGATGGATAGTTAAATGGCAATAATGGACGCAGTTTTTGCGCTGGATGCAGGTGCCCCTACGACTGCTTCCTTAGCTGCTACCACAAGCACGGCTGATATTGTGCTCGGTGGAGACTCGGTGACCTTGCTTTCGGCCACCGGAGATATTCATATTCGCGTGGGCTACGCAGGTCAGATTGGAGCCTCTTCGGCTTCCTATACTCGGATTCCTGCAAACACTCTCTTCTGGGTCTACCTCAACCGTGGGAACGACCGCATCCGCCTCTATAACCCCGGGGCGAGTTCTATCAACTACTGCCTGACACCGGCATTCAAGAGCTAACATGAGCAATTTTCTAGGCGGCGGCGGGTCTGGCGGAGGCAGTGGTAGCGGAACTGTAAGTTCAGGTGCTACTAACGCAATTCCCAAATATGTAGCTGCAACAACTGTCGACGATTCGCTTCTAAGCGATGATGCTACGACTCTCACTTATACCGGAAGCGGTGGTGTGAGTGCTCCGAGCTTCACCTCAACGGCGGGTGGAGCTGAAGGTGGATGGCTGAAGCTGACGGAAGGCACTACACCTGCCTCGGGACCTGCAACGGGAGTTTCTTTTTGCTACGCAGATTCCACCACGCACCGTATCAAGTGCTCGTATAACAACGCCTCCTACGTGGAGTTGGGTTCCGGCTCGTTAATAAGCTGGCAAAAAGCCACTTCTCCCGTTACGGGAAATGCCGCTGACCAAACAGTTTACTCAACCACCATCTCTTCGATTCCTGCAGGCGCGTGTATCCGGGTGTCAGTGGACTGGTTGAACTCAACTGCGACGGCTGCCAACAAAGTTTTCAAGTGGTCGTTTGGAGGTTCGGTAGTGTTTACCTACACCGCGAACTCCAACAACAGCACCACCAACCCCAACTTTGCGGGAGTCAGAATTTGTAACGACCCGGGCGTCCAGAACGCTCAGACTATCCTTGCGGACCCGCTATTTATTGGTGCAAGTGGCAATAACGCTGGAGGCTATGCTACCTCCGCAGTCAATACCTCCGGTTCACAAACCCTCGCGTTCATCTTCAACGCGGCTGCTACCGAGGCTTTTACCGGTAAAGGCTTCCTTGTTGAGAGGATTCAGTAACTAAATGGCATCTTGCGGCGCAGCTACCCCGAACATCACTTCAGGGCCGACTACCACGGCCTTGTCGTCTACGTCTGTTCGTGTGGACTGGACTACAGACTGTGATGCGGATTCTCGGGTAGTTTATTCCTATGCCAATGACGATGGGTTTGGAAACTCAACGCCCATCACAGACACAGGGGGGACTACCTCCCACTCTGTAACTGTTACAGGGTTATTTCCCAGTGGCTGGTACTCTCAAGCGATTTCTAGGTCAACTGCGGATACCACGAAGGCGGTCTTCTCGAACCCATTCTCGATGGCCCCTGCGGCAATCGCGGCAGGCGCTTACGATTACGTGTTCAATGTCTTTGGACCTAAGCACGTATATCAAGGGTCAAGCCTTGTTCTGACGTTTGACCCCGTCCGTATCTCAGATACAACGGACAGCGGTAACCAAAACCTTAATATAACCCTCCAGAACATGCCTCCGAATACCACCTTGTCGGATACCCCTACAGGTTGCGGCGGGTCAGGTGTGAATGGCGCGAATACTATTTTTTACTTCCGAGACTGCGGAACTTTCAACGTAGTCTTGCAGACTACTGGAAGCACCCCCGTAGGAACTTACAGCATGAACATTAAGGTGGATGCTGTTGGGGGAGTTCCGGGAACTAAGAATATCCCTTGGACGATTGTGGTAGAGCCTCCCGCGACCTTCGCTCTGGGGACTCCTACCTCGTATCCTCCTATTCCGTGTATGACTGCTTCCTCGAAGCAGATGGACGGCACTTCCGCGTGCACATACAACTGGGAAGATGTAATGGTTACCTACGGAGCTGCGAAGTGTAATACTCCGGGCAGTATTGGCGTGGAGACTGGCACTTGGTACTATGATGGCCAGTATACCTACAATCGCATCAAGCAGTATGACGCAACTAGGGGACTTACGGGTAACCCTTCTCAATGGGACTCTTGCGCGACTCAGGCTAGAGACGTTTATCAACCCTATGTCACTGTCACCAACAATGGTGCTCCGCAGGGCTGGCGTGTGTTTCCACATGGCTTATACCATGATTGGATGATTAATGGGAGCGTGGACTCTAGGACTGGGGTCTCGAATTTGGCCATAGGTTCTCAGGCAGTGTACGGCAATCTAGACCGGTCTGGTCTTACTCCGACATTCCTAGTTCGTGAGGGAGCCTATAGACTTAATGCCGAGCTGTTTTACATAAAAGCCACAGGAGACACCTCACGCCTAGCCAAGCTTTCAAAGATTCTAGATGTCAATATCGCTAAAGCCGACCAGTGGATAGACAGTCCCGACCCCTTTGATTGGATTCAACCATTCATGGTGGGCTTGTGGGCACAAGCGTTGATTACTTGCTACGAGGATTCAGCTTGTACTCCCGGATATCATGACCCCAGAATCGGAGCGGTTATCAAGCGCATGGCAGATTATCTCTGGGCCAACGCATATAACCTGCCGAACTATCCCGGAGCCATGTACTACAACTCGAAGCAAGCTTCCTATAACACCCCTCCGGGTGCTGGAACAGACTTGAAGGCTCTGAATCTGTTAATTGCTCCAATGTACGCTTGGCTGTTTGCCAGAACGGGCGATTCAACTTACCAAGTACGCGGGGATACACTGCTCCAAAACATGATGTTGATGGACATTCCGGGTCAAGGGTGTGGCTGGAATGGCAAACAATTCAACGAGTGTTACCGCTGGAGTTTTGAGTACATGAAATGGCGCTCGGCTCCTGCAGCTAAGAGCGTCAGAAACAAGGTCAATCACAAGCGCTCAACTGTCTAAACGGAGGACGGTATGTTTTTGAGGCTTTATTCAATTGTAGGGTGCGAGCATTGCATGCGGGCAAAACGCTACCTCGACAACAGCGGAGTCCCTTACGAGGAAGTCATCCCTCAGAACGACCCCGTGATTGGTACAGGGCTCGCGGTTATGTTTCCCGGTCGGCCTGCTCAGTTTCCCATCTTGGTCAACTTCAGAGATAGTAGCGTGACTGTCGGGTTCAGGGAGGACGATTATGCAAGAGCTGTCGAGAGTTGTGGTTTTGTGCGCGGCACAGGCCTATCTCACGGAGGTGCTGCTGAACAGCAGCCTTCTGGAGAAGCCTCGGGGATGGTTGAAGAAACTGCACCCGAAGATAAATGAATTACTCACTTGTCGGATGTGTTTGGGTTTCTGGGTGGCTTTGGGGCTAACTCAGAGTCTCATTCCGGCACTTGCCATCGCGGCAGGAGGCTTCATCGTAGGAGACCGTTTCCTAAACTGCTCTGCTTGCCGAGCCCCCAAAGAGATAGGAAACTTCAAAATCAATGGCTGACGCCCTTCTTGCTGCCCTCACCTTCGTAGTCACCCAGAGCTTTCATCTTCTCGGAGCCATCGCCTTCGGGATGTACATTCATAAATCCTTCAAAAGTTAATGGACAGAGTTCAACAGCTTACAACCACCCTGCGTAGGCTCCAGACGTTCCGGAGGCAATACGACGCGAATCGTCTGAAGTACTACAAGCAGTACGTGGGCGTGCGCGACACGAAGCTGTTTCCGGACAAAATCACCGCTCGGAGCTCCGTGAGCTCCCGCTACGCGTACTCGAACGTCGAGGCGCTTGTCTCCCGCGTGCACGATGCCTTCTTTGCTTACGAAGACTGGTTTGAGTGCAAGCCCCGGGGAGCGCAGGACGCCCTTGCCGCCATGTCACTTGACATGGTGCTCAAGTACAAACTCCGCAAGGCGAAGTTCACTTCGGTTTTTGAGGACGTGGTGCGGAACATCTGCATCTACGGCCACGCCGCCATCAAGGTTGACTGGGACTACGACTACGAGGTCGTAACCAAGCCGCAGGCGATTCCTCTGATGGACCCGACCACAGGGCAACCGGTCATTGACCCCCAGACCGGCGCTCCGGTTCCGGCCAAGATTATCCCGACGCAGGTCAAGGTCCCTCGCAGCTGTCCCAAGTTCACCGCCATCGACGTGTTTGACCTGCTGGTTGACCCAGACGGGCACACGATTGTTCACCTTACCGAAAAGACTGTCGGGCAGATGCTCCGGGAGGCTGAGGTCAATCCTCAGCTTTACTACCCGGACGCCCTCCAGAAGCTTGTCGACAACATCAAGATGAACGGCAAGCCGGATGTGGACCCGATGGAGGTACTGGTAAGGCTGGCAGAAATCTGGAACGTCCCCGAAAAGACCTGCTCCCTGCTGACCTTCTCGGCGGATTTCAAGGAAAACCTTGCTTACAAAGACCAGCGTTACTCCATACGAACTGGAGCTAACATCACGTCCTACAAACGGGCGCTATACACCGGTGACCCCATCCTTCTTTGGGACGGGCCTAATCCTTACCTTCACCAACAGCCCCCGATACTTCATACCTCGTACGTCAAACTTCCTAATGAAATCTTTGGAATCGGCGCTGTAGAGACCATCAGCTCCCTCGCTGACTCCTTCGACATGATGTTGAACATGATTTCCGATAACTGGAACATCAACATCAACAAGCGGTACGCGTACGACACTCAAGCCGACATCGACCACGATGCCCTGAACAACCTCAACATCCCCGGCGGAAAGGTTGGAGTTGTCGGAGACCCCACCAAGGTCATCTTCCCGCTTCCGGCGTTCACGCCTGCCTCAGGTGATTATCAAATCCTGCCCCTCTACAAGGGCCTGATTGAAATGACCTCAGGTATCTCGGATTTCTACACCCACGGTGTAGGCTCCTCGGGAGGCAACGATACCGCCACCGGTATCTCGCAGGTCATCTCGGAAGGTAACTACCGCTTCAAGCAGTTCATTCGGAACCTTGAACTCGACCTCGTGCAGCCGCTGCTCTCGCAGTGTGCGGCCCTGTGTCAGCAGTTCATGACCGACCAAGAGGAAATCACCATCACGGACGCTCCCTCGGGCATCAAGAAGCTCGCATGGGTGCAGCCGGAGGAACTCCTCGGAGCGGTTGACTTCGACATCGTCGCGGCCAATTACTCCAACAACAAAATCATCCGCCAACGGAACCTGATGAATCTGGCTGGGCTGCTTGCCCAGAGCCCGTACATCCGCGAGGACGTGGCCATCACGGCGCTCCTCAAGGCCTTCGAGGTCCCGAACGCCGACCAGTTCGTCAAAACCCCGGACGAGATGCAGGCCGAGCACCAAGCCAACTTGAAAGAGCAAGTCGAGCTGATGATGCTGGAGAGTATGCTGGCAACCGAGTCCAAGGCTCGCCTCCAGCAGTCTAAGCCGCAGACCTCCAAGGGAGCCGATGGACGCCCCCGCACCACCAACCCCGCAGGCCCCTTCAAGGGCGCAGGCCTCACGAGTGAGATTCGCTCCGTGGCTAGCGACCTGACCGGAGCCCGAGACCTAGGGTTGGGTGGGCTAGGCGAGGTTCCAAGCAAATAACCATCAGACTTAAAAGCCCCCTTAGGAGCCCATGGATTCAGCAGTACAGCAAGCCCTTGAGACCGTCTTTAAGCCTGTTTCGGACGCTGTAGACAGGATTGTAGAAGCTAACACCGCTGCACTCAAGCTGGCAAATGACCAGCTTGCACTGCAATCAGCCACCATCACAGACCTCAAGAACCTCTTGGGGCAAGTGCTTGTACCGGTTTCGGGGACCGGTGATGCCAACCTCCACCTCAACTGGGACCTCGTAGTCAGCTCGGGAGTTGCTCCAATGAACTCCAGCCTTGTGAAAGGCACCGACTACGGATATCGTCAGCAAGTCTCGAAAGCTGGCTATCCCCCGCAGGCCATTGAGCTGTTCTTCAACAGGGCCATTCCGGGCGACTACTCGGGATTTCTGGTAGCCATCCATCGGCCCATCGACAAGACCTCCGGCAAGCTCATCTTCAAGGGGCGCTTCTTCCACGACGACCGCGCTTCCAACGGGATGCAGGCTCTGGAGTTCGACACCCTGCTCACCAAGGCGGGCTTCAAGTACAACCTCAGCTCCCAAATCAACTACCAAAAAGGCGGAGTGCTCCAAATTGTCAACGACGCCGACGGCGACCGAGGCTGGGAGGACACTCCGATAGTCCTCGGCAAGCCCCTCGCGAATGTCTGGCACGACTTCCAATGGGAGTACTGGTTCGACTTCTCCTCCAAGACCTTCGGCTACGTGGCCTTCACCTTTGACGGAACCCGCTATCCCATCCCCCAAGGCGAGTTCACCAGCCAATCAGCCCTCACTTCCAACTGGGGCGACGGTCTCCACTGCCAACTCCAAATCGGAACCAATTCCAAAGGTCTCCCGTTCGCCGTGGCCTTCGACCGCCTAGGCTACTTCACCCAATGAAACTTTTCGACAGGGCAAAAACCAAGATTCTCGTAGTCGAAGTCGAACCCGGAAGACGCATCCCGGACCTCGATGAAGACTCCCGTCAGGCAGTGGTCTCACTCGCCCACCACCCCGGCTTCCGCTACCTGATGGCTAAACTCAAGTTTGAACGCGCCGTGCTTCAGTCCAAGCTCGTCAAGGAACGCCATTCCGACATCGCTGATGTGGCCTACCTACAAGGTGGAGTCCACTGGCTGGGATGGCTGGAAGATTTCGTACGGAAGGAAACCCAGTCCGTCCTGAATCGCCACCAAGACGCCTCGCACGCCGAGGAGCTGGCTTTCAAAGAAGCCATGGCCGCCTACGAAGAAGTAGGCAAACCCAAGATTTAACTAGCCACAACCCTAGTTAAGGCAATGACCCCCTAGTCATTGGTATTACCCACAAGGAAACCCAATGTCCTACAACGATAACCCTCCGAATGACTTCATGAAAGACTTCGGTAGGGAGTTGAGCTTTGACGATTTATTCGCTGCTGAGCCAACGACGACTGTAACAAGTCCCTCCACCCCTGAGCCGACGCCCCAACCACAAGTTGTGTCGCAGCCTGAACCTGCTCCGGTAGCCGCTCCGCAGCCCCCAAGCTTCGAGCCTATCCGCG